TGGTGTTTTGGCATATACCGCGAATACAGGATGTTCGCATACCCGCCGAAGAAGACCGCGCGGTTCTTGATAAATACATCACGGACGATATTATAGATATCCGTCTCGGCCAGTTCTTTCTCTCGGTTGCTTAAATATGAAACATTGGATTTATTGACGGAGTATTCGGGGATCGCCTTCGTATCCGCCGGGCTCGCTTCTCGGCTCGCTTCTCGGCTCGCACTCCTGCTCGCGTCGATGTCGCTCGCACTCCTGCTCGCGTCGATGTCGCTCACTTTCATCGAATATAAGATGAATGTGTCATCCGCCCCCAGTAATCTCTCGTAAGTCGCAACCAACCGATACTTATGCGTGAGTTTATCTTCCTCCACCGTATACTTGAAGTCTCCCATCGTCTCCTCATGGGAAGGGACCGCGTGATACAATCGCTTCAAATACGCGCCTAGGGTATGATACTTCCGAATCACGCCGCTGATTGCTTTACGCTTCAATGCTTTTATAGAACGAGTCGCACTGCGACTGCCGCCGCCCTTCTTCACGGTCCTCGTCGCGGACCTCGTTCTCGAAATACTAATTTCCCCCGTATTCGCCTTCGTCGCCCCTTCAAACCCGCGCTGGTATTCTATTTTATCGCATTGATACCCTTTGAGTGGATAATGGGTGTTTAATAGGACCAACCGCTTCTGGACTTTCTCCCAACGAGAAACATCGCCATCTGGACGCGATAGTTCTAAATACATTGCCATCCGAAGAAAATCAGGCGGAGCGTAGCGGATTTCCTTCTTAATAATCGCATCTCGAGAGATTGTCTTAAATAGCGCGGGCTCCATTTGCGTAATATCCGCAATTCCCGTAAAGTTCACGAACACCTTATACGTGCCGTGATGGACGCCCGACTTTGCTTCCACGTCTTCATATCCCGCCTTGTAATAGATATCCGCGAGCTCCTTTGCGTGATCCAACGCATTATCTGAATAAAAGTCATAATCGGGAAGCTCGATGTCCTTATTGTAAAACTGGGCGTCTTCGGGGAGGATATTATTGATGGCAGTGCCGCCATAACAGACGAGCTTTTTACGCGCGATGAATTCCTCGACGATGGAGATGATTTTCTTAACCTGTGGGTCCTGGATGATTTTCGCACCTTTTCGTTTTTCCATTACATCGACGGCTTCGCGCAGGATTTCGAGCTCTTTTTCATCGTAGGACATCTTGTCGTCGCCGTCGCCGTCGCGCTTGTGTTTGTGCTTCCGCGACATTCAAATACTTTTATTCTGAATAATAAATTATATGATGTTAGTTATCATATGATTAGAAAATACTCTCGTGGCTCGTCTTCGTTGCGTCGTTGCGGCTCCGCCTCCACTCGCAACGAACACTCGGACAGTCGTCGTCTATCCATTCGCTCGTCTTGTGTTATTGTATGACGAACGATATTGTAAAGGAATTTTGCGGATCGTGTGGAGCCGACCCGAAGGGTCAGGCGCAACGAGAAACGCAAAATTAAAGGGTCAGCTTGACCCCACCCGCCGCCTCCGCAGGTCGCGCCTCCATCGACGCTTTCGGATTGGGCGGTGCCGGCGGAGCAATCGTAATCGGAACATACCGGAGGTCCTCCGGTTTCAAAATGAACGCATATCCCACCGACGCGAATTTATCCTCATACGCCTTCAACTTCTCATCACGCGCCTCCTCCTGAAAGCACATCGCCGCAATTTGGCACCCCCACGTAAACGGCCCGTTGTGTCCGTCATTGATGGGTCGCCCCCCTTTATCCGGGAGAACCAAGCACATATTCTTCTTATTCGCGTCTTTAAATGCCTGTGGATCGCCCACATTTTTCACACCAAAATAGGTATACTTACTAAGAAACATCGTATTCGAACTCATATTTATCAGCTCAAACAGTTTCGTTTTACGGTATACGGGGTTCGTCCCGTCCACCATCAGAATGATTTTCCCTTTGAAATCCGAGAGATTTTCATTGCCTAAATCTTTGGTTTGGTATTCGCGTCCATATTTCGGTCCAAGCAGGTTTCGCGCGACGGTCTTGCTCCCCATAATGACCTTTGCCAGGTTGTCATACATTGTGATATTTTGCGACATAATTCGCATATGGATAATGAAGGGGTCGCCTGGATTGGGGCATTTAGAACCGGAGAATGCGTAACTCCCGATGACTTCAAATGCGTCGGACACGGGAATATGGTTATACGTTTCCTTATAATTAAATGAATTCACAGAAGATGATGCGATGACTGGCTGATTATCCACCGAAAACACCTCGAAGTCGATGAAACGACATCCACGCGCGAGGGTGTAGAGACAAGCGTCCATACTGACTGTCGAGTTCTTGAATTTATCGGGGTTGAATGCGTTATATGCCGCCTTGATATAGTAATCGCGCAGTTTGAACCGGCTTTGACTGTCTTCCGGGTTGATGGATGTGATGTTCTTGTCGATGAATTCTTTCGTGTTTGCGTCAGGATTTTCCAAACCTTCTTTTCCAGGCGGCGGCGGCGGCGGCGGCGGCGTAGTCCGAGCGGGAGCGGACACGACGACGGGCGCGACGGGCACGACGGGCACTAACTTTTTACGCTGATGTATCGTCATTTCATTTTCGGTTGTGTCCACTGTAAAATTCTCGGTGGAAAGCACGCCGCCGCCGATTGACGACCGGACCTTTGTAGGAATAAGTTGTTCGATTTGTGAAAGAAACGTCTCGATTTCTGACTGTGGTGTCGTCGTCGTCGTCGTCGTCGTCGTCGCCGCCTTCGCCACGAATCCTTCGCGCCACTGCCGCCGCTGATAACACCGCATCTTAATAAGTTCCGATATTTTCCATAATGCGAACACCAATATAATAATGCCAATAAACACGATTTCTATTTGTGATTCTTTCATTGTAATTATATAATTATATAGATTTTATATAAAGCTATAATAACGATAATCTATACTAAAATAACGCGCAATAGATAATGACCGGCGGTCTATTGAATCTCATTGCCACTGGCAACCAAAATGTGATTCTTAACGGCAACCCCAAAAAATCCTTCTTCAAAAGCACCTATCTTAAATATACGAATTTCGGCCTTCAAAAGTTTAGAATTGATTTCGACGGTCAGAAGAAACTCCGAATGACAGAGGAATCCAAGTTCACGTTTTATATGCCGAGATATGCGGAACTGCTGATGGATACGTATGTCTGTGTTACTCTCCCCTCCATCTGGAGCCCCATTCATCCGCCCGCAAATGTTGGCGATATGTGGGCGCCTTACGAGTTTCGCTGGATTGAAAACCTCGGCACCCAAATGATTAAAGAAATCACGATTTCCGTCGGCGGTATGACCCTCCAGCGTTTCTCCGGCCACAATTTGGCGGCGATTGTCGAGCGCGACCTAGACAACACCAAGCGCGACCTATACAACCAAATGACCGGCCACGTCCCCGAATTATATAATCCTGGTTGTTCGGGTGCGCGCCTGAATCAGTATCCGAATGCCTATCGCACGTCCAATATCGCCGGCGCGGAACCCTCTATTCGCGGACGCAAGATATACATCCCCATTAATGCGTGGTTCACACTTTCCTCCAAGATGGCGTTTCCTCTCGTATGTCTCCAATATAACCAACTCCAGATTGATGTCACACTGCGCCCCGTGAAGGAATTATTCACCATTCGCGATGTGGGTGACTCCACCAATTATTGGCCCGTCGTCCAACCCGACTTCACGAACCCCCTCCACCAAATGTGGCGATTTTTATACCCGCCCCCCAGTATTGATTTATCACTGAATTCATACCCGAGTCTTCGCACAGACTGGAATGCGGATGTCCACCTGATGGCGACCTACTGTTTTCTCTCGGATGATGAATCCAAAGTGTTCGCCGCGAATCAGCAGAAATACATGATTAAGTCGTATTATGACTGGACGTTCAATGATGTGACGGGGAATAGGAAGGTGAAAATAGAGAATTCAATGGGAATGGTGTCGTCGTGGACGATGTTTTTCCAACGGAGTGATGTCAATATGCGGAATGAGTGGAGCAATTATACGAACTGGCCGTATAATTATCTGCCGTATGATATCATCCCTGCGCCTATCGATGATGACTGGCGCCCGTCGTCATTTACTGAAAACGTCACCACCGCGAGCGACATCCAGACGACGGCGTGGCAAGCGCGCCCCGATTTTTCGAACGACCGCTACTACTACGATAAGAACGGACCGAAGAACGGCATTGGGCCAGGTATTAATCCGGGCGATAAACGCCTGACCGGCCTTCATATTACGGGGGATTTTCAGTCGGAGAACGAGCGCGACATTTTACAGATGTTGGGGATTTCACTGAATGGGAAATACCGCGAGAATCTGCTCGATGCGGGGGTATACAATTACGTGGAGAAATATACGCGGACTCGCGGAAGTGCGAAACCGGGGATATATTGTTACAATTTTTGCCTGAACTCGGACCCTTTTGACTTACAACCTAGCGGTGCTATCAATATGAGTAAGTTCAATCAGATTGAGCTGGAACTGACGACGATATATCCGCCGTTGGATACTGCGGCGGAGGTGAAGGTGATTTGTAATCCGAACACACGAGAGATTATCGGTATGAATAAACCGAATGTGAATATTTATTTGTATTCGTATGACTTCCATATACTGGAGGAGCGGTATAATGTGCTGACATTTGTGTCGGGGAACTGTGGGTTGATGTACGCGCGGTGATTCCGTAGCTCCGCCTCGCGCGATGCGCTCGTTTCCGCTACTTCACACCGCGGTTCACGTCGCTCCGCAGCTCCACCGTCGGTTCCGCTACTCCGCTCCGCGGTTCACGTCGCCGGGTTGTTCGGTATTTAGCAGAGTATTGGCACAATATTGGCACAGTATTGGCACAGACACGGAGGTGGAGTCTACGTAACGACGTGAATCGTGAACCGTGAAAACGAATAATCTATTGTATATATAACCTGAATACATATACAATGGCGGATGACGATAATGAAGAAATAAACGACGGCGACGACGGCGGTGACGGCGCCGAAGAAGAGAGCACATTTAGCAAAGTCGGCGGGATGTTCGGTGGTAGCGACGATGCCGATGCCGATGCCGAGGACAAGGACAAGGGCGATGGCAAGGACGCCAAAAAAGCCAAAGCCGCCCCGAAATCAATGTTCGATATCGCCGCACTTAAAGAATTCGGATTGAGCGTCTTAACACTCTTCATCGAAACCATCATTATTTCCGTCATTTGTGTGAATATCCTCTTCTACTCCGCGCCCGAAAGTATCCGTATGAACAGTCTCAATCTAGAAAAGCTATTCCCCACCGACCGCCACAAATGGCCGTATTGTTATACCAATGAATATACATCGTGTGACGCAGATTGCGAAGATAAGTTCGGCGGAATTGCTGACGACCCCAAACTCCCGTCAACTAAAAAAATCTATCTGAAAGCCGCGATTATTCTAGATACTTATATATTTAAATGGTTTTGCCTGACAAAAGAAGAACTGGATATGATAAAAGAGAGCGTGGATGAAGGAGTAACGAAGGTCAATCTCCTGAACTGGGATTTTATTAAGTCGAGATTCAAGCAATGGATTAACAATTCTTTTATATTCTCATTCTCATCGGACCGCGCGATGATGCTCTATATCTTTGAGTATATCACCAAACTATCGCACAGCATCCCGAAGGAATTATACGACGTCATCTCGCCGTTGTTGATTATTTTTATGCCGGTCGTCTTTCTTTTATTCGCCGGATTCATGCTGATGGGTGGACCCTTTTTCACCACCGTTATCGGAATGATATTAAATCCTACCGATAATCGTAAGGAATTTATTGGCGGGTCGTTATGGTCATTATTTACTGGGTTTGGCCTCGGTATATTGCCCGTCATAGCCTACATTGTCCAACTCATTCAATTCATCGGCACATTCTTTATATATCCGCTACTTCACTGGGACCAGTATCGCGAATTGTATGCGCGGTATGTGCCCATTATATTCTTCTTCTTCAATTTGACACTGATGTTTTACGCGTTTGAGTATCTGGACCTCAATGTTGCGGCAATTGTAATTCTGATGTTGCTGACACTGTATCTCACGCACTATTGGGCGGGCATTATGAACTTTTTCGATAAAATAAAGAATTGGGGAGCGTAACGTAGAAAGAACATAAACAATTCATTGTATACAGTAATATACCGTATTATACAGTAATTATACCGCGTATTATACAATGGGTAATGGAAAAAGGACACACACATTGGTCGCGGCCGAACCTGATAAGTCAACGCCTGAGTATTTCAAAAAATACCCCTTTGTGAGTGTATGTACTCCCACATTTAACCGTCGCCCCTTTATTCCCGCGATGCTCGCGTGCTTCAATAACCAGGATTACCCGCAAGACCGTATGGAATGGATTATTATCGATGACGGCACCGATCTAGTGGAAGACCTGGTCGCATCGCACCCTCGTGTGAAGTATTTCAAATACGACACAAAAATGACACTGGGAAAGAAGCGCAACCTGCTTCACGAGAAGTCGCGCGGTGAAATCCTGGTCTATATGGATGACGACGACTACTACCCACCCCAGCGCGTATCTCACGCGGTCCATATGCTGGTTACTCACCCAGACGCATTGTGTGCGGGTTCAAGTGAGATTTACATTTATTTCAAACACATCGGGCAAATGAAGCGGTTTGGACCCTATGGGCCGAATCACGCGACGGCGGGAACATTTGCGTTCAAACGTAAATTGCTGAAACAGCACCGGTATAATGAGGAGGCGTGTCTGGCGGAAGAACGCGCATTCCTGAAAGATTACACAGTCCCCTTCGTCCAACTCGACCCGATGAAGGTCATCCTAGTATTCTCTCACGACCATAATACATTTGATAAGCGCAAGTTGCTGATAAACGCGAACCCGGATATCGTGCGCGATTCGCCCAAGAAGGTGATGGACTTTATAAAAGACGCCACACTACGTCGATTTTATATGTCGGAACTGGAGAAACTTCTGGAAGATTATGCGCCGGGGCGACCTGAAATGAAACCGGACGTCATCGCTCAAACTCTACAACTGGAGAAGGAGCGCGCGAAGATGGCGGAAGACGCGGCTGCGGCGGGTGGAGGCGCCGGCGGGCAAATCATTTTACAGCAGCCTGGGCAAGCACCGGTTACATTGAATAACCAACAAGTCGTCCAGATTATTCAGAATTTACAGGCCGACCTTGATACGCGTAATAAAGAAATCGAACAGTTAAAGCAGGATAACCGTGTGCTTAAAGAGCATTGTGAGCAGCTACTAGGCGACCGTCTTCGCGCGCCGTTCACTCCGGCACCGGCACCGGCACCGGCACCGGCACCCGAGCCCGCGTCCACTTCCGTATCGACCGAACCCGAGACCATATTTGTATAGCGAAACTACCGTTCGAGAATTCCATAATATAGAATTCATAATATAGAATTCATAATATAGAATAAATTCTATATTATATTACCGTATTACCGTATTACCGTATTACCGTATTACTGTATTACGATTTTACGATTTCAACCGATTTGATAAGCATGACCAAAAAACTGTTCTTTGATTCGTGAATCACAAACTCGCGCGTCTTATTATATTCTTCAAATTTATTCATGAGAATACCTTCAATCTCGCTCACCGGGAGGTCATCATCTTTGGTTTTATATTTGGGTTGCTTCACGTCGTCGTCATGGTCGTCGTCGTCGTCATGGTCACGGTCACGTGACCGACCCCCCCTGGACTTCGATTTAGATTTCTTATTCGCAGACGCAGACGCAGATTTCTCTGGCTCAATATACTCCCACTCTCCAACTGCCTCAATCGTTTGATTATTTGTATTGAAGGAGATGGAATCTGAATTGAAAACCAGCGCAGAATCGGGTGCGTGATTATATTCGACAAGGTCCATTTCGGTGATTAGGTCAAACTCGTCCAGAAATTGATTCTTGCGAAGATAGCTGCGAATATAGCTGATAATTTCGGGTGTTATTTTCACGGTATACGTCTTATTGTCATTGTCACTGTCGCTACCGCTGTCGCTACCGCTGTCGCTACCGCTTCCACTTCCGCTGTCGCTGTCGCTACCGCTTCCACTTCCGCTGTCGCTGTCGCTACCGCTACCGCTGTCGCGGCGGCTCCGGCTCCCGCCGCCATTGGTCTTCTTTTTATCCGAGCTGGTTGTTGGCGTATTTGTAGAAATACATTCTACTTCAGTATCTAGGATTAAGCGATATTTGGAATCAAAAGAGATAGATGCGCCCATGAAATGAATGGAATGGAATGGAATGGAATGGAATGGAATGTTTCTAAATATTGGTAATATCTTTTTGGACTTATTCAAACGCGTATTTCCGCAGTGATAATATCGCCGCCATCGACACTTCGGTCCGCTTCGTTTTCGCAATCCGACTCCATTTTCTCCATATATTTGTCTAAATACCGGTAGATACGATTGATGTCCAATTTCGTGATTTCATACATTTCCAATATGCGCGGAATTTCATCCTCGGAATACTGCTTTTTAAGCGTCAAGAAAAATGCAAAGAGGTCCTTCTGGTCCATCGATAGCTGGATACACAGGTTCTGTATAAATAATTGATTATTGTATTCCGTGCTGTATTTTGTAAGCACCTTCGTAAATCGCACTTCCGTAGGATGAAACCGCGCCTTTTTCGGGAACGATTTGTGATAAAGGTGGTGGTTGTAAAATGTTTTAATCAGGGATGACAATTCATTGAATAGCCAAATCTGGTTCTGGAATGTAATGCGGTCAAAATAGTCCGCCTGGCAGATATTGTCGAGGACGAGTTTATAAAAGGGCGCGGATACCGAGACGGGCAATTTCTCGAGAACGTCAATCACATTTTCGTGCCATAACAGCCCAATCGTCGTGCGGTCCGTCTCGTTGATGAGGACGTTATGCTCTGATATCGGATAGGATGTATTCATCAATTTTTCGGTAATTTTCTTGATGTCCTCATTATAGGTCTTCGGCTGGAATATCGCGTGGAGTATATTATTCGCGAGTATCGTGTTCGACTTTTTACTCATCTCGGCCACGGCGCCAAGTTTGCGTAGATTACCCTGGACGAATGCGATGATGTTTTTCAAAGTCGCCGCGTCAATATCCGGTATCGTCATATCAATAATGCGCGTCATTTGCGCAGGGGTCGGTGTCTTCAACTCGTATACATAACACACCTTCATCAGCTCTTTGATTTTCTTGTCAATGTGGTAATTCCCGATACATATAATGGGGTTCATCGTGATTTCCTCCTGCTTCTGCTTCTTCGTCTTTTTGGGGCGAATAAGTTTGATGAGAGATGTAATCCCGCCCTTGTCGCCGTTATTCATACCGTCGAGTTCATCCATAACGACGACGATTTTCTGGACTTTACGCTGGAAGATGGACATGATATTCTTATCGGATATGTTATGCTGGGTGATGGAGTCGATGATGGATTTATTGCGTATATCGCCTGCGTCGTATTTCACCATATCATAGCCGAGTTCTTTAAGTAGGCGGATGACGAATTCGGTTTTTCCGGTGCCTGGCGCGCCATAGATATAGATGCCGCGCTTGAATGTAAGGTCTGCTTTGTTTTTTTGGAAAGAGGCTAGGAAATCGCGGATATTGTTGTAGATGGATTCACGTCCGAGGAAGTTTGTGTAATTCCCGGCCCCGAGAGATTTTGAACCAATTTCCATTACACGAAATGACGCTATTTACACACAAATTTATCTTTTTATATATTATAACCGAGTATATTCAGAAAATGGACGCGATTCAACAGTTATTTGCGCCTCTCGATAAGGACTATTGTTTGCTATTTTACTGGCTTACTGTCGTGAATTTTATTTTCTTGGCAGTGGCGGGTCTAGGGTTCATTTCATCACTCGTGCTCTTATTTAGGGGAAAAATCACGATAATGAGCGGAGTGTATTCGTTCTTGATGATTCTGGTATACGCCCTGATGTATTTCCAGAGCCGTCTGTTCTACTCGATGTGCGTCACTGGCAATATGAAGATGGGTTCCTACGGGGTTGGTGGCGCGCCGTCTGATTCTCTTCCCGCAGTGGCGAAGGCCGCGTCAAGTGCCGCACCAGGCGCATACGGCCGCCTATAGGCGAAAGCGCATACGCGCAGACAGGCACACCACATTCGATGACATAAAATAAATAACCGATGGTTTATGTCATTGTATTCATATAGCGCACTTTAGTGATGCCGCACGCGACGCCTTACCGTCAACAATACCCTCCCACGGAACATACCCTCCGTCTCCAGCATTTGAGTAGGATAATGAAATACTCTTTTTGTAATTTTCGCAATTACTCGCATCCGGTTTATAATTATTCGCCCCTAATCCATAATTATCAACACAATCACCCGAAGCATTTAATTCCATCCTATCCGGGCATTTCGCGATTTCAGGTGGCCATTGTTGCGAGCTCTTTGACTTCCAGAGCAAAATCGCGACAGTTCCCACCGAGATAACGAACGCGATGACCGCCAATATCAACACCATCTTCTGAATGGAGAGATTGAAAAAGTTGCTAAACATCCCTGTGCCGCCACTGCCGCTGCCGCTGCCACTCGCACCAGATGACGCGCTTCCAAACGCGGACGAACCTATATCTTTCGCTTTTGAAATGAAATCCATACTACTACTATTATATATTCTATATAATTTATATAAATACTCTATATAATTAACTGTACATAAAATAGTATATATCCGTATAATGAACCGGTTTGAGTATCGCACATTCCCCGAAGAGACATTTATCGGACAACCAAAGAACGGGCGTCTGGATATTGTCACCCCCCAAACACAGGACCAGTTCGCCCTTTATGATAAAAATCCGGTCCATCAATGCGTGACGTACCGTGACGCACTCAACGGCATCTGGGAGAACACGCCGCTTTCCAACGCATTCTTTAGCAAGGAGAATATGCAGATTATCCAGAATGGAATCCGCGCGGGTGTGTATCAGAGGTCGCGCGGCAAGTATGTCGTCGGCGAACAGGACTGCGATACCCTGCGCATCATTATGCGGACGATTTATCTCCAAAATTCGGCCAATGCGCCGACTGCCATCCGCGAGCAGATTATCGAGTTGAATGAATTAGTATTTGAATATTGTGTTCCTCGGGTCCACGGTGAGGCGGAGGGATATATCCAGTATAAGCGTGATGTGAGTAATATGTATACACCGATGGCGCGGCCGAATTTCTCGGATTACAAGCACAAGACGCTGGAGTTGAAGCCGTGGTTTTAGTGCGAACTCGTTGCTCACGAGGGACTCCACTCGTTGCTCCACTCGGCTTCGCCTCGTTTCGCCCTCCTTTCGCCCTCGTTCGCGGTCTTGCTCTATATTGGCTCCGTATATGGCTCCGTATATGGCTCCGTATATGGCTCCCCGTACGAGGCGAGGCGAATGGAGCTACGCGAAAATAATAATAAAAATAAAAAAAACATTTATTATTATTCCGATTACTGTATTACTGTTCTTCATTTTTTCACCACCATCTTCTTCTTCGTTGCCGCCGCGCCTCCTCCGCTCGCGCCCGTCGTTGTGCCCGCCGCCGCCGCCTCCGCTGCCGCCGCCCACTTCTTATACTCCGTCTCCAGTTCATCCAAGTCCTTGGTCCACAACGCATGAATCGTCGTATCGGTGAGTCCCTTGTGTTGCGCGCGCTTGGAGTCGCGCTCGGCCAGAAGGTGGCGGACATTCTCATCCGTCACACTATCCATCGGCATTTTCAGCAAATATTTAAACTCGGTGTCGCCTTCGATGTGCTCGTATCCGTGCGCGGTCATCTTCGCGAATACAGCCTCCTTCGTCTGACGACGCAATTCCAAGCTGTCGTCAAGCACTTCCTGGATATACCGGGCGCGGTTCGTGAGGACGCGCAGTTCATTGCCGAGTTGTGCCAGCATTGCGGCCTTGCGCTTTGAATACAGGGAGAGGCGCTCCACGTAATAATCCTCAATGACATTGTAGATTGTCGCATATTTCCGCAGTTTTTCACGCGCATCGAAGAGGTTCATATTCGTGGTGCTTTGTGTTGTGAATAACCCGAGGAGCTTCTCCAGTTTGTTCGTTCCGGCGTCGGCATCCACGACCACTGCTTGGAGATCTTTCGGCGTATGCGGATAGGACGGATGGAACGTAACGGTGATATCCACGACAGAGTCGGTTGACATATCCGTATACTCTTTGAGAACGGGGACACCGGTGGCACCGGCCTTGTCTTTGTCACTCGCCACCGGCGCTTCCATCAACTTCTCTAGGAACTCTTTATAATCGTCTGTCCAGGTCCCGATGGGGAGCTCGGTGATGCGGACTTTACGGTCGGCGATGATTTCGTAGGTGCCTTTGATGAGGTATTTAGCGTAGGTGGCAGAGCCACCGGAGCACGGAGCCGGAGCCGGAGCACCGGAGCTAGCGGCCACGTGGAATGTGGACGCACCGGAGGTCGCGATATTCTTGATGGTTCCCTTGAACCCCTTGAAATACGGCTCAATCACCGGGCGGTCAGCGTCCGGAGTCCCGCGAAGCATCGCCCGAATATACGCAATGATTTGAAGCGGATTATGCGGTATAACATCCGTGCTGAATCCCGTGCCGATTCCCTTGCTTCCATTGACGAGAATCATCGGAATCGCCGGCGCGTAGTATATAGGCTCCACCATCTGCCCGTCATCGTCGATATACGACAACACCGCGTCATCTTCTTGGCGGTAGATGAGGCGCGTGAGCTTATTGAGTTGGGTGAAGATGTATCTTTCACTCGCAGAATCCTGACCACCTTTCAAGCGCCCGCCAAACTGACCGTTGGGTTCGAATAAGTTGATATTGTTACTGCCGACGAAGTTCTGCGCCATCCCCACAATCGCCGCATTCAGACTCGCCTCGCCGTGGTGATACGCCGAATGCTCGGATACGTAACCACTGAATTGCGCCACCTTTATTTCGGTTTTGAGACCCCCCTTCTTGAACGCCGCATACAGGATTTTACGCAGCGATATTTTCAGTCCATCCATCAGGTTGGGAATAGAACGCTCATTGTCGTAGATGGAGAAGTGGATGAGACCGCGGTCGATGAACTCTTCATACGGAATCGCCGGTTTGGATGTATCAAGGAACGCCTCGCGCGAATAATTCGACAACCACTCCTTCCGGTCATCCGCGCGCTTCTTATTGAACGCCATATCCAGGCGGTCATCGGAGGATTGACCTGTATGGACGAACGCGACCATCTTCTTATGCTCGAAATACTCCTTGAATTCCTTCCCGGTGCTCGTGCCTAAACCTTTATAATATTTCGTGGACCATCCCGCGGGGACAACCTCCCCGGGGAACTGTTTCTTCCACGCATCAAACTCGCCGTCATTATAGAAGAGCACTTCTTGTGCCCCGCGCCTCGCTTTCAGGATGGGTGTATTCATAAACCCGATGAATCCGGGAATCTTCGTGAGCGACGGCCACTCTGTCTGGAAGAGGTTGATTCCGAGACCCTGGATATGCGCGCCGTCTAAATCCTGGTCGGTCATAAACAGCACCTTGCCATAACGCAGCCGTGTGGCAACATCTGCGGGTGTATACGTCTTTCCTGCTTCCAATCCGAGGATTTGCTTGATTTCCGTAATCTCGCGATTCTCCGCGATTCGTTTCGTCGTCTCGCCGTGGACGTTGAAGAGTTTGCCCTTCATCGGGTAGACGCCGATATAATTCCTGTCTTCCTTGCTTAACCCACTGATGATACCCGCTTTCGCTGAATCACCCTCGCATAAGATAATGGTACACTGCGCGGATTTGTCCGGCGACCCCGCATAGTTTGCGTCTACGAGTTTAGGGATACCGCGGATGGTGCGCGTCTTCGCGCCGTCGGTCTTCTTCGCTGCTTTCGTGTCTTTGACTTCGGTGAGCGCGCACGCAGCGTCCATCACGCCCATCTTCGCGAGTTTCTCGATGAACTCGTCGCTCACTTTACAACTAGAGCCGAAATTGGCGACAGCTGTGCCGAGTTCGTCTTTTGTTTGACTGGAAAACGACGGGTTCTCGATATCACAGCGGAGGAAGAGCATCAATTGCTCCTTGATTGTATTCGGCTTGACGTCGACCTTCTTCTTCTTCTTGATCACCTCGGCAAGTTTACGGACAATTTGGTTGGTGATATACTCGACGTGCTTGCCGCCGCGGGGGGTGTAAATCCCGTTTACGAACGAGACGTGGGCGAACTCGTCGGTGGTCGTGAGGCAGACCACGTATTCCCAGCGGGGGTCAGGGCACTCATAGATGCGCTTCACGCCGCCACCCTCGCTGCCCACCCCCTTCGCGCCAATATACAAGTCAACATACTGCTGGAAATGACGCACGGGAACGAGTGCGCCGTTGTATTTGACTTTCACGGTCTTGTCGGTCACTGCGGCGATATCATAGGTGCGCTTCAGGAACAGCGCGGCCATATCTGCCGTGAGGTTGTTGGCGGGGAGTCCGAAACGCGCGTAATCCGGGCGGAAGCTGACGCGGGTATAAGGCTTGACCTTGGATTTCGTGACCACGGGGGGCACGATTTCCGTGAGGTTGGACCGGAATTCTTGGCAGTATTTCAGACCGCGGACGTGATCGACGGTCTCCACTCGCCCCCACACGGACCAAATGAGGACGAGTTTGAACCCGAACCCATTCTTCCCGCCGACGATTTTCTCCTTCTTGTTTTCATCGTAGTTGGTTGATGTGCGAAGATGGCCGAAAATCATTTCGGGAATCCATAGTTTATGTTCGGGGTGCTGGGCGACATCGATGCCATTGCCGTCGTTTGTCATATGAATCGTTCCATCGGCGGGGTCGATTTCGACTTCTAGAGTAGTGACGGGGAGTGCGTCGGGTTTGCCGTCGGCGACGGCTTGGGCCTGGCGGACGACGTGATCGCGCATATTTACCATACCTTCGTCAAAGAGCTTGTATAATCCGGGGATGTAGGTGATCGGGCGTCGGGTCAGGAGGGTCGGAGCGGCGGCGACGGCGGCGGGGTCGGCGGTGGCTGGTGCTACGTCCATTATGTATTCTATTGTCTCTGTGGGTTCAATCGTTCCAATATAGGTGTCCGGTTTTTTGAGAATGTGTTCGCGGTCGGTCATCTTTTGGTATTTCTGGAGGTCTTCGGCGGCAGCACCGGCGCTGGATTTAGAACTGACTTTAGGTGGCATGAATGAATGAATGAATGAAACCAAAGGGTTGGGTATACTTCATTCCGACAAAATGTTTAAATCACGTTCAATTTTATTTTGCGGTGAATATGTATCGCGAACGATACACCGCCGACTCCGCTCCGCTCGCTATGGCCGCTCCACGATATCGCACCACCTACGGGATGGGTCTCACCTGTAATGATATTTACCGCATCGGCGACGCACTCGTCCAATATGACGCATCGGGCAATCCCGTCGTCATTAATGACCCGTTCCGCGTTCCATATTTTAAGTGCCCCACCCTCACGAATCCTACCGCCGGAATGGCGACATCCACGAATAACACGAATATAACAAAGAAGATGCGGTATGCGCAAGATGTCCGCGTCGCCACTGAAACCAAAAATGTGAAAAAGGTATATGCGGTGAATAATCAGAACCGATTCGGTAGATGGTCGGGGGCTCCTGGCGGGTTTGGCGCACCGGTGACGAATTCCTTCTAATGAATGGAATGAATGGAATGAATGGAATGAATGAGTGAGTGAATGAATGAATGAGTGAGCGAACGATATTTTCTAATGATAGTTTATAACGAGAGATTTAGCAAAATGGTGAAACGTTGCGACCGCAGTGATGATGGTTATTACCACATGCATGGCAAGAAATATGAAATGTTGGAGGGATCTCGCGCCCAAGTCTGGCACGGAACTGCCTATAAGACCCCCGGGAATCTTACCCGCGCAGAATTGATTTTCAACAAGCACGGCCGTATTGTTTCCGCGAAGAAGCACGTGACCGCGAAGAAGGAGAACCGTCTGCGCAAGTATGGCTACACTGCTCGTAAGGGAAAGTTCGGCGCCATTAAGATTAACTCTAAGTCAGGCAAGCGTAGTCGTCTCGTCGCTACCCCCAAGAGGCGTTAACCGTGTCCGTCAGTGTTGTAATACTATTATTATCGGACGTTATAATAGTATTATAACGTTATAATAGTATTATCGGAGGTTATAACCAGGACCATAATTCTATGTTCACAAATAATAACATTATCATCGGTTATATTTTAGATTTCCTACAACAGAACAAAATATGGGTATTCATTACAATCATAACAACGCTCATATGTAATCCCATTGAGATGATTGTATTATCCGACCTATTTTCGAAATTTACATCCGCCGTCAATAATCTAGAATACACGAATTCTATTACGATTCTAATGAAGATAGCCGGATTAAGCGTATTCGTGGATACCGTGTATATGGTCAGTAATTATTTCGACAAGATTTACTATCCAATGATGGAGAAGTTCATCCGATTCGAGTTAATCGACGTCATCTTCAAGAATATCGAAGTGAACTATGAAAAAGAAGACATATCTAATCACATCATTAAAGCATTGAAGATACCGAATACAGTGACGTCATTTACCGGCAGGTTTATTTACTGGGTTGTGACGTTTGTGCTTACTACAATCGTAATTCTCGGGTATATACTGTATTTGGACCCGCTGATTGGCGCGATGACCTTACTCGTTTTTGTAGTGTTTTTCATTCTGTATTACTATATTTTATTGGATACGAAGAACACGTCCGAGCAACGTGAAAACGAAGAGAAGAATTTGATGTCGAACATTGATGACGTATTGAGTAATTCTATTAGTATTATATGTACTAAGAAAATCAAGGATGAAAAGGAATTCTTGACGAATAAACACAGTATATACGACGACGCACACGAAACTCAACTATGGAGCACATCCAAGGGAGGATATGCGATGTCAATTATCGTTACAATCATACTGGTAATATACGTATATGTCATTCTTCGTTTGTATAAAAATCATAAAATCGACGGAACATCCACGATAAAGGTCATCATTATTATGTTGTTTTTCATTCGGTATATCAAGACATCGGCGCAGAGAAGCATTCTCGTGATTGCGGAGTATGGCAAGCTTGCCGAAAATGAAATGGATATTCGCAAACTTTTAGTGGATAAGGCCGATAATACCGGTCATAAAACAGAAATACCGATTACGGGGGATATTGAGTTTAAAAATGTGTCGTTTAGATACGCGGCCACGGCCACAGCTACGGGGACGCCCACGGGAGATGGCGCGGCGGCTACGCCCACTGCTACCGACATTTCCGGCGAAGACCACCCGAAAACCCTCGACAATGTCTCTTTTAAAATCAACCCGCGCGACCGGGTCGCCATCATCGGAACAAACGGCAGCGGAAAATCCACCATTATAAAATTGTTGTCCGGGTTTTTCAAGCCGACCGAAGGGCAGATTCTCTTTGACGGGGAAGATAGTCGCAATATCAACCGCGAATACCTGCGAAGTAAACTATCCATTGTGTCCCAAAAAGTGGTGTTATTCAATCGGTCGGTGCTGGATAATATATGCTACGCGACCAATACGCCGAAAGAAGAAGTCGTCAAAATCCTGGACCGCCTTAAAATAATGAACGTGTTTAAGAAACTGCCCCAGGGATTGGATACGATGGCGGGGGCGAGAGGCGAGAAATTGAGTGGAGGCCAGCGCCAGATTATTTACTTATTGCGGAGCTACTTGAGTAACAAACCGATTACGATTATGGATGAGCCGACCGCTGCGGTGGACGCGTTTCATAAGAAATATGTCATCCAGATGATGGATGAAATGGCGAAAAAGACCACGATGATTGTGGTGACACATGATTCTGAATTCGCGGCGTCGTTTCATAAGAAAATATACATTGAAGGAGGGCGGATTATGAAAGTCGAGGGCGGCGGTGGCGGTGGCGGTTCGATGACGCATTGGGTCTAATGCGCGATTCTATATAACTTTTATGACAATGCGGTCGCGTCGTCGTCGTCGTCGTCGTCGTCGTCGTCGTCGTCGTCGTCGTCGTCATCCACCGCCCACCACTTTATCGTAATCATCCCGTTATCGTCCAGGTATTCGGCGTATTCCTCCACGAAATACTTCTCGAAATACCGCTTGCTAATAATGCGCCGCTTCGCTACCATGTAGCACTTCCCGCAATAATATTCGTATGCGTTGTATAACGGTTGAGGGAACGAGAGATTCAGGGCGACGCAATGGTCGCGGAATTCTTCTAGATATCCGTTGATTTCGGCGTTCTTGTTCCACAGCCCGCACCCCACATTTAGGATATACTTATCGTCTTCAATCACGACATCGGGGTAGAAATGGCGGAGTATGCCGAGAAGGGTGGTATCCGAAGCGGACGCGGCGGCGTAGTCCTTGAATAGTGTTGAAAGTTCATCAATTTCCAACTCTATTTCTGTATCATTTACGACACAATGGTCGCCCCAAAACTGGCGAAACTGGCAGACGACGGGGAGGTAGCGGCTGGTGCGGTGGGGGAATGCGTCCGCTATGGCTTTGCCGTATTCCGCCAGCTTCGCCCGCAATGTCGCGGCAAAAAACATCGTTGGCAAACGAAACTCCGAGAGATACATCTTCCACAAATACAACATATTCGTCATTGAAATCTCGTGGTCGGCGGATGCGGGCTCTGTCGCGTATTCTACAAACTCGCTGATGATTTGCGGGTCGGTGCGGTCACGCAAATAGAGCGCGTGAAATGCGACCCCAGGCGTCTTACAATGATGATCTAAAAACCCGTCCGCACTACCGAACCGGTGCGAATAATGCGCGGCAACACAGAATAAGTCAATGACGGCGGATTTCAATTCAGGCATATGCGAGAGATGGAGGAATGTGGGACGGTGGTGCGCGGAGACGGACGCAGCAGTCGCGGTGGCGTCGATATCCACAATCCGGCAATCCTTATACTGGTGCTCATAATATTTGAACTTGAATACGGTGGAAAACGCACCGGAGTTTAACCCGAAGAGTCCGCTCGCCTCCGCGCCCAAATCTTTGATGAATTCTTTGGCGACGGGGGGGACGAAGTAGACGAGAGCGGACGCGGAAGCGGAAGCCGACGCCGACGCGGACTTCTTTAGGAGAATATCGCCGAGGATGGTGAGGAAATACTTGGCGTGATCGCGGGTGCGGAAGAGCGCGGGGTAGAGGAGCCCGATGACATTCTGGATGGTGCGGGATTCGGGGATGGAGGAGAGAATATCGCGGGATTGGATGCTTTTGATGATTTTGTTTTTGATACGGTATTTTATTGCGCTTGTTCCGGAGGCGGAGGTGACGTCTGATACTGTAATATCTGATAGAATGCGGTGATGAATCTCATCCTCGTGTATCAGTGAATACCGAACCTGGTTGTTATACGTGAAATACAACTCGGATGCTGGACAATAGAAATATTTCGTTCTGTTTAAGAATGTCTCGGTTATTTCGTCGGCGGTGACTGCGAGAGATTTCTTCCGGGTTTCGCGTTCGGCGTGCGCGGCCTGGTAGTTTTTGATGGATTGCGGGAGCTGTGTTTTCACATAGGCGTGGATTCGTTCAAGGATATATTCGTTGCCGGGGATGGCCGCGTTTGTATTCCATATCTCCGAGAGAATGGCGATGGTGTCGGGGAGGGAAGCGGTGGCGGGATTGGTTGATGACATTTAATAGTATGAATATATATAGTTTTATTATTGTTTGAGGGTGGTTATTAATAATACATATGGAAGACCCTTCACAAGAAAGAGTTAATTATTATAACACAGAATTAAGTAAGGATTATTCAAATGATGAAGAATCGTTATTCAAAATACTATTCGAATTATTCTGGGAAACGGCAAGTGTTGTTCCTGCTACAAACGACCTTATCATGAATGTTTTTAAATCGCAACATACATCACAAGGAATATCTATTAACGATGCTTTCTATCAATTGTTTAATAAGCAATCAAAACCATATAGTGTAATAAATACATACAGTGATAGAACCGTAAACACAATTATAAAATCCAGAGGAGACCCAATAATATCCGTCTTATTTTTGAAATTTATTCACTATTTTGCGTGGCGTATTCTAAAACTAGGTCCCAGTTCTTCGGAATTATGTGATTCATTATCTCGGTTGGCAGACCTTGTTGGATTGACAGACAACGAACGTATATTAAACGCAGCGGTTATTGATATTGATAATTTTTTGATGATAACAACGGAATCAAGAGACGAAATACGAGCCATAATCAATGCTATTCATAACATATTTACTGAACAGTTAAAAATTGACGTACCTGATAATATATCGATACAGATTACAATATCTGTAATATGTAATCATAAGTTAAGGGAATTAGGATGTCCTACTGTGCCTGATGATGAACCAAAACCAAAACCAAAACCTGATACTAAATCATGGGATGAAATTATGGCCCTAGTAGATGCCAAAACAGCCGCAGGTATAACTCGTAAAATAGTTAAGACAGAATTAAAACCATTGTTAACACTTACTGATGAAACCAGTAAATTCCGTTACACAACAGCGCCCCCGCAGCGAGTTGTCAAGAAAGACACCCGAAAGCCAGTTAACAAGAATGACGCCCCAGGACCTACAAAACCCATTATCGGGCAACAACAACGCCCCGAACTCGCAAAAGAAAGATGTAAATATGGGTCAAAATGTTATAGAAGAAGTAATCCCCAACATAATCTTTACTATTCTCATCCTCCTAATAATCCTCCTAATAATCCTCCTAATAATCCTCCTAATAATCCACCTTGGAGGCCTGGTGGTGGCAGTGGTAAATCCAAACGCACCCGCCACCGATCTTCATCCAAACGCTCCCGCCGCCGCCTCTCCACCAAACGCACCCGCAGCCACACCCGCCGCACCACCCGTCGTCGTTAACAAACCCATTATTTTTGCTACATTGCGGAAAAAATAATGGAATAACCTATTTAGCGCCTGCGCGAATACTTGCGACGGTTCTTGGAGCCGCAATTCTTGCGAGAACGGCCGCCCTTCTTGCTTTTTTTGGCAGACTTCTTTTGGCGACGGCGCTTGGAACGACGGCGACCGCCTATGGGTGTGACTTGGTCTGCGGGTTGGGGTGGGGGTGCGTTTTCGGTTGAGGCTGCGTTTACGTCTGGGACTGGGGTTTCGACTGCGCCTGCGTCTGCGCCTGCGGCTGCGGCTGCGGCTGGGTCTGCGGGTCCGGCTGCGTTTTCGGTTAAGGCTGCGTTTACGTCTGGGACTGGGGTTTCGACTGCGCCTGGGGTTTCGACTTCGCCTGGGTGGTTGACTGCGCCTGCGCCGTCGGCTGCGGCTGCGCCTGCGCCGTCGGCTGCGGCTGCGTCTGCGGCGACCATCTGCAGATTACCACGGGCTAGTGCTTTCGATGCTAATTGTTCAACTAATGCTACTTGGGCTGGATCTACTCCAGGGGCTGGATCTACTCCAGGGGGCTCCCCCCCTCTCATAATCTTTCTTCTTTTATTATTCTTGCGACTAACCTTACGAATAACCATCTTTCTTATCGTCTCTTATACATATTCTCAATATTTTATTCTTCCAATACATTTTTCAACGCCTGCGAGTGGAACGCGATTTCTTCCTAAATACGCGCTTGGCCGATTTCTTGTATTTGCGCGAAGGGCGGCGGCGACGGCGGGAACCACCCACCTGATTCCTTACTGTATTTAGTTGGCCACTGTCGGCATATAACAAAGTATTACCTCTAGTACCTATGGTAGCATTCGCACCTATTAATTCGACCAGTCTGTCTTTTTCATCTTTGGATAATAATATCTGTGTGTTTCCCATATCTAGACTATATTCACCATAATCAATGGGGTTTAAGTATAAAGTATAAATCGGATGTTCATCCTGTTGCGAAGTTGAGTAAAAATTGTCCACCCCTTTCCCGAAATTATTCATAAATTAATATTGTTGCGATATCGGATATAGATATTCTCATTATTTTATTCTTCCAATACATTTTTCAACGCCTGCGAGTGGAACGCGATTTTTTCCTCACGCCTCCACCCACCCCCTCTTCGGAAAATCCGCTAAATATTCCGCCCAGTCTTTCCACTCGGGGTGTTTCTTCATATGTTCCTTCACTAAAAACGGCGTCCCACACGGCGGCCCCCAATGCGCCAAAAACGACATCCGGCGAATGAACGCGCTATCTGCGACTTTTGTGTCATAGGCGCCTACGGGTTTATATGGAGCTCCAGCTCCGCCCCCTCCATCCACTCCAGCTCCGCTTCCGTATCCGTGTTTACAAATCGTCCGCGAATTCGGCGCCGTTTTTCCTAAATAATTGTCATAATGGTCCGCGAGAATACGTTTGACAACGTCGGTATCTATCCGGCCGCGATACTTCTCCGCCAGTTTCTCCAATTGGACCCGGCGGTTCCCGATACTGGACGTGATGTCGCGGAACCCGCTGCCGCCGCCCCCGTCAATCATCCCCGTTCCCGACGCGCCCGTCGATGCGGTGGATGACAACGCCGAAGAGCATTCTATATTCCGAATTCTCTCGTCATAGGTTGAATTGAACCCCGCGAAGAACCCGTCGCGCGTCGTTTCTACATTCACGTAATTCAGTCCGAGTTCTACGCGCATAATGCGTGGCTTGCCACCGCCACTCGCGCGCGTTTCCCCGAACATCCACGAACACGCATAATCCCCCGAATTCCGTTTCTGTAATCTCTCGGCATATTCTTCTAAAGTCTTCCCGTATTGCATACATTCGCGAATACGGCAGCAAATAGGGTCGCGTAGCCGGAAGGCATTGAATCCGCGAATGGTCGTCTCGCTGCCCATGATTCCCGCGCCTGTCACGAAGAAGTCGGTCATACTCCATACACCGCCAGGCATACTCTGCATCACCATTGCGACCCCGTCCCCCGCCTCCGGCTCAATGCGTAAAATCACATTACAGAACTGGGCGTCCAGGAAATTGCTAAAGGAGGAGTGCCCGCATACAATCCCGCCGTCTTTCGTCCACCCCGGACCCACGGCCATAATGAGCGAACACCGGTCCTTGAATTCGTCCAAGCGCGCGGCGCGGGCGGAGAGGGCCGCGGGATTGGCCGCGATGGCGAGTTCGTCGCGGATGACGTCCGCATACTTCTTGCGGTATTTCGGCGTATCAATATACCGCAATAAATGCGCGTAGAAATAGGGGAGCGACATATAAACGTTCACGAGGATGACCTGACGCACGTCGAGACCAGCCCCCGCCGCAATCCCTTCCATCTCTCGGAATATCTTCGGATACCGTTTTTTAATGATGGGGATATAAAAGTCGTCACAGAGACCGTAGAAGAAGTCAATATCACGGCCGTATCCTTGCCGGAAGAGGAAATCGTAGGTGGAGAACATCCGGGTGAATATTGTGGGGTCGGCGGCGAGGATTTGCTTTCCGTGGGAAATGCCGCGTTCATAGGGGGCGCCGCGGACACTCACGCGAATCCAGCCGTCGGCGGCGGCGGTGTCGTCGACGTCGCCGGATTTCCTTTCGGGCGCTCTTCTTCCTCGCGTATGCGTCGTTCGCGTTCGTGCTCTTTTTTTACGAGTGTGAATCATTTTGTATTTTCAGCCTATCTATGTTATTGTATACTACGCATAAATAGATATAAAGATTTTTGAAATGTTATGTATAAAGAGATGAGTTTTTCCAATTCAAACGCACCATACACCGGGGGGGGAGGCGCCGCCGCCGCTGCCGTCGCTTCAGATGCCTACGGCTCCGGCTCCGGCTCCGCCTCCGGATCCGCCTCCGACAATGTTCTCGTCATTAAAACCGTCCAAATCGCCCCCGTGCGAACGTTAATGTGCGCGCTAAAGGAAATCCTCATTGAGACAAATATTACGTTTCAGAAGGACGGGATTCGCATCATCAATATGGATAAATCGCACACGATGTTGGCGCATATGTTCCTGGAAGCTGTAAACTTCGAACTCTATGAATGCGCTCTTGACAAAATCATCATTGGCGTGAATATGTTCCACCTGTTTAAACTCATTAATTCGATTGACAATGACGACACACTTACAATTTACATTGAGAAGAAGGACTACAATGATGGCGTGGTTTCGTATCTGGGGCTGAAATTCGAGAATGGCGATATCAAGCAGTGTAAGACGCAGAAACTCCGGCTTATTGAGCCCGACCCCGAGGACTTGGTGGAGCCCCAAGTCGTGTTTTCTAGCGTCATTAACCTCCCATCCTGCGATTTCCAGAAGATTATCCGCGACCTCTCGTGTATTTCGGAGAAGCTGGAGATTAAATCGGTAGGGAATGAGCTGATATTCAGGTGCTCGGGGCAGTTCGCGACGGCGGAGGTGAGGCGCGTAGAGTCGGACGGGAGTATGGAGTTTCTTCATAAGAAGGATTCAGGCAAGATTATTCAGGGGGAGTTCTCGCTAAAGAACCTGGGGTATTTTATTAAATGTACCAACTTGTGTAATCAGATTGAGATGTATTTGGACAATGATATGCCGCTGGTGGTGAAATACTATGTGGCGTCACTGGGGACGATTAAATTATGCTTGTCGCCGTTGCCGAGCTCGTAGATAGTAATATAAAACGAATCTATTATTATGTCTATGTTTCTCTGATAATAATATCGAAAAAACAATGAAAGAAACAATGAATAAAACAATATATACAACATACCATTCGATTTTACCGCCCACTGTGTTGAATGGGTGGCGCAAACTAAATACGGATTATACGATTGATTTTAGTTTGGATGTAGATTGTATTCGATTTCTTGACTCACAATTTAATCGAACGTTATCGAAGCTGTTTTTGTCTATTCGTCGTGGAATGTATAAGGCGGATTTGTGGCGATTATGTAAATTGTATGTTAACGGCGGAGTCTACGCGGATATTGATTTGGTTCCATTTCGGTCATTATCGCAAATTACTGCGTCTGCGCCCCCCGCTACATTCTACTCGTGTTTAAGTATGGGAAACACTAGCATATTTCAGGCATTTATGGTCCATACCCAGGCGAGAAGCCCCCTCCTATTAGGATTCCTGGTTTCATTTCTATACAACCAACCTTATCTGAATATAGATAATGGACCTACGACGGATATGTATCATTTTATATTGTATAATGTGCGTGCTGCGGCAGTAGCGGCAGTAGCGGCGGGTGGGCTGCCGAGTGATATTCCTGCTTCACTTCAGCCTTATACGCATTACACTCTGCGTCAAATACGTATCCCGATACATGTCTCTTCCATCCACGACGACAACGTTCCTCTTCATTATTTTCCAGAATATTTTGTGGGATATACGGTATCAATCAGTCCAAATACGCAAAACAAATGGGTGCTGGCAAATCGGGACAAATATAAAATGAAAATAGAGAACCATCATCTGGTCTTTGAAATGAAACCGGATTCAGTAGAAGCGGGAGTGGGAGAAGATGGTGGATTTATCATCGATATTTGTATTGATTTACCTGATGGTGAACCGGAGGTTATATATCTGTTTCAAGAGGAAATTCGTAACCCACCTAATATAAGCACGTGCTATATTTCTGATTCGAATGGTATGAATATAATGGATTGTCGCGCGCCCAATTATATACGGGACCACGGGTGGGTGAATTGACCGTTCGCTCGCTCCCCCTCTCCATCGCTCCCGCTCCCCCTCTCCATCGCTCCCGCTCCCCCTCTCCATCGCTCCGCCCGCTGCGCGGCTCTGCGATTCCGTTCCTCCGCTGCTTCCGCTCCCCCGCTCATCGCTCCGTCACTCCGTTCCGCCGCGATTCACTCCTCCGCTGCTTCGCCGCTCCAATCGGCATCATAATAATAAAAATAATAAGGCTTACGAGTAGCATTATTATTTGTAACCCATACACCACCACCACACCCCACTCCACTCCCGACTCGAGCGGCGAAGCAGCGGAGGAACGGAATCGCGGCGGAACGAAGTGACGGAGCGATGGAGAGGGGGAGCGGGAGCGATGGAGCGGGGGAGCGGTTAGTACTCCGGCGTATGCTTCTTAAACAAACACCCGTGTGCCGTAATTCCCTCCAATTCGCGGATAATCCCCGCGTTTTGGAAATTACAATTCGCCATCCAGATTTTTATAATACAGAAATTCTTCTTCGGTGAAATGGTGATTCCATTGACGATCGGAATCACGTTCATATTGGTAGAAATCGTCTCTCCAACCGTCACATATGACAATTGTTTCCACGCACTATTTACCTCCTTATTGGCGACCTTATATGAGAAGCAACCACCGTTTCGGTTTTGCGCGTCTTCCCACATCGGGACGATACCCGACCGCATCAGAAACAACATACAGTTCATAACGAGTTTGGGTGGCAGAACTTCGAATATAGCGATGGCTTGTTCTGCGGAATCAAACTCGTAGATTTTCTTATAACTTGACGCAGCCCAATTCGTATCGTGGGGGAGATGCGCCCATAGAGTCCAGCGATGCGACAATTTGTGAAATGGCGCCGTCTCGGTTTCGGTGATTGTTGTCATTGTTGTAGTAGAGAAGGAACGAGGAATGAAGAATTTCCGTAAATGATGTGGATGGGATAATACACACCGTATATTATACTATCAATTTTTTTTTATACTCTTTATTCGCTGCGTTCGCATTCGCCTTCGCATTCGCTTTCGATGATTTCAAATTCAGGGTCGTCGGCGTCGGCGTCGCCTTGGTCGACCTCCTCGACCTCGTCGTTCTCGATGCTCTCGTCGCTCTCGCTGCTGTCGCTGTCCTCGCTGTCAGAACAATCGTAATAACTGGAAAGAATGCCGTCAATATCAAACACCTGTTGTTCACCTGATTCGAATACAGGGCATCTTAATACAGAATCCACCTTTACAATATATTTATTTCCAATAAGAATAGAATGGCTATCATTTAATTGATATAACGGTTTCATCGTATTTTCCGACATACAATAACAAAGCGCGACTTTGTAATTCGTATGCGGGGCTCCGATATAGTCTGCTACATCCTTTCGCCCACATTCATTATATAATTTCCATTGAAGAAACTTCTTGTCGAGGAACTCATTCTTCTCGACGAAAAAATGATATGGTGATTTCAGGCTGATTGTAAATGTCTCGGGTTCAGGTGACGACATACTACTACTACTTACTGTCACTATCGCAGTATCTGCCATTTGATGTGATTTCGAAAATTCTCGATAATGGATTGTAGACAACGTATGTGTCTTACCCGAAAAATCGCCTCGATGAATGCGAGTATAGGGCTCATCATCTACCTTGTGTAAAATGAAGTCGTAAATATCGTTATGCGTCTCGGTTAGTTTGGGGCGTTCGTCATTGTTCTCTAGTTTGTATTGTCTACATTGCCGGTCAATCCATTTACACACATTGTATTTCGCGCGGTCAATTCGGTATACGGAAGATATATCACTTTGGCGAAAAAAACACATCGACGAAGCGGTATAAATCTCGCGACCGTTTCGAACAACTGTATACGTGCTAAAGGTATACTGTCCGAATGCGCGTAACGTCGCATATACAATATCGGTTAAACGCTCTTTGAGTTGACGATAGGCATCAAATATGCCAGATTGAATGAATTTCCATACTGTCATAATTGGCGTAATATTTCCTGTTGAAATTATAATATATAACAATGGGAAAAGTATATAGAGCGAAAAGTGCGCAAAAACGAATTGTAAATGCGTCATCTCTTCTGAATAGGTGGTATTATTGTATGTATTCATGGAATGAATCATTGATTGATTTACTGTCTTTATACATAGAGACGGTAAAATGTTTTTATGTTGTTATTTTGGAAGAGCAGGCGATGCCGGTTGTTGCGCCGGTTGTTGCTGCTTTTGAACGCGCACACTCGTCTTCCCGGGATTGATTCCGAATACATAAAACAATACACTGCTGATGTATGTGAGTAAAATAATCGGAATAATCACGATAAACCAGACCAATTTTGTATATCCATTGAGACATAATATATTCAATATAGCGGTGAATATAAACATAATAATGAATTTTAATAGGGAAGTTTCATATTCGCCTTGGAATAAATCAATTGTGATTTGGACCATTGAAAAGGCTAAATAAAGAAGTGCGGGTGAACATATTTTTTCGAGCATATGGAATGGAATGGAATGAATGGAATGGAATGAATGGAATGGAATGAATGAAATGGAATAATGAAAAATAGTATATATTACTCCCAGAAGATATATATTCATACGCCAAACCAGTGTTTATTTCTTACCCTTGTTGAAAACGGCTACACCATTTTTGAATACACCGACTTCATCGCCGACGTCTTCGTCGACACACGCATAAATGATACCGTTCACCGCGTCGGTAGTGAAGTATGTCTTTCCTTTGATTTTCACTTCTGATACTTCGATTTCGGCTTCCTCGGCTTCGGCTTCCTCGGCTTCGGCATCCGCCTCCGCGTCCTCGGCCTCGGCTTCCTCCTCCGCGTCCTCGGCTTCCTCCGCTTCGGCTTCCTCCTCCGCGTCCTCGGCTTCCTCCGCTTCGGCATCCGCCTCCGCGTCCTCGGCTTCTTCGGCTTCCTCCTCCGCGTCCTCGGCTTCCTCCGCTTCGGCATCCGCCTCCGCGTCCTCGGCTTCTTCCGCTTCGGCTTCCGCGTCCTCGGCTTCTTCCGCTTCGGCATCCGCCTCCGCGTCCTCGGCTTCTTCCTCGGCTTCCTCTGCGTCCTCGGCTTCTTCCTCGGCTTCCTCTGCGTCCTCGGCTTCTTCCGCTTCGGCATCCGCCTCCGCGTCTTCGGCTTCTTCCGCTTCGGCATCCGCCTCCGCGTCCTCGGCTTCCGCGTCCTCGGCGTCCGCCTCCGCGTCCTCGGCTTCGGCTTCGAGGAACGGCACAGATGCGGCGGCGCTTATGATTACATTCTTGTGTGTGGAAGAAACAATACACACATCATCCGTATCGTCATCCGATGAAGTTCCACTGTCTTCTTCACGGATTTCGAGTTTCACAGATTCTTCATCTTCTTCTTTATTGACGACAACCGATTTCATATCGACCTTCGATTCAAGCGCGCGAATATACCGGTTTAAGTCCGCAATCGCGCCCTGTAATTGCGATATTTCATCTTCACGAGTGTTTGCGCAGGTAGTCCGCGCGGTAGTATTCGTGGTAGTTCCATCCTCTAATTCCGCGATGCGTTCGTGTAGTTTGCGAACACACGGCAACCCCATTATCGTCTCATGGGTCTCCTTGTAAATATTGTATTCTCCGATAACACCAGATAGTATATTTGTAATGTGCTTTGTCATCACTTGTGATACATCCTCAATCATCGGGCGGATATCGATTGTCATATTTGTGTTGGACGACGACGACGCAGATGACGAAGAGTTAGGGCTTCCGGACATTAAATGATCTGTGCTGTATTCTTTATATTCTAATGTATTTATTTCAATTTTCACGGGATTCAAATTCTAATTTTCACGGGATTCAAATTCTAATTCTAATTTTACACCTTTTCTCATTTCAAACGCCCATTTTTATACAACCAAATATTTATTTTTTAACATCTTCAAAAGGCGGTATTTTTAGATACTCGTAAAATCTTTCTCTCACAATATACATTAGATAAGAATTAGGGTCCCAATCGCTACGCCAAGTTTTGTCGTGTGGTGCGTGTAAAGGTCGCATATGCGGATTAAAATTATCATAATAATCACTCGCTTCTTGTTTTGTTTTGAATATTTTATTCATATAACCAATGTGCTCGCTTTTTCCACGCCATTCTGGATAAGTATTATGACCTTCTGGGTTGAACTTTTGAACTTCTAGAATATAAGGCATTTGATAATAGTATATATGCGATTATATCTATATGATTATATCTATATGATTATATCTATATGATTATTATAATATTATATGGGCGTTTCAAATGAGAAAAGGTGTAATACATTTCTTTCGGAAAGGTATATAAAGTTACACGTTTGTATTACTGTATTGAGAATGTCCGCACCTGTCCCTTCCCCCGCGGTATTAGATACGATGGTGAAAATTATCATGTCGCAATCCGACATGACTCACGAACGCGTCGTATCCGAATTAGAACGCACAAACTATGACTTGAAACGTGTAATTCGTGACTATATGCGTGGCAGTGGCGGTGATAGCGCCGGCGGCGATGGCGTAAACGACCCGGCGGCGGCCGTAGCGGCGTCTGCGAATCAGCTTCGGTTTTCAGAAATCCGAAATTTTATGGATAAATCGTCGGAAATGTATTATCGGCGGAAGGAAATGGAGAGGATATATAATGAGGTGCTTGATAAAAAGAACGCGGCGGCATCGGGAGCGGCGGCATCGGGAGCGGCGGCATCGAAATTATAACCGATGGACGACGCATTCTAAATTCTGGATACCCGCGAGGTATTGTTTTGGAAGAATTTTCACACCCGCAAACTTACTCACAGGAGAGTTCATTTTGGAAAACAGTTGTTCGGTTTTGTATATTTTGACAGGCGGGTTCAGATTTTGTTGAACGACATAGGTTTCATTCGTATCTGGACTAGTCTTCCAGATGAACGCGACGTGTCCATAGATATAGTCCGGTTTTCTATATTTCCAGAATAAAATAGTGCCGGGTCGTAAATAAAATGACGCCTGGCGCGAATAGGGATACGCATAGGTTTCCAATGTAACCGGTGTCACCGGGGGTTTTATTGTTGTGAATTCTGTAATACGTTTGAAGAAATCGACCGCATCTACGACATCCGGGAATGTAATGCCTTTATGGATAGAAAAGAATCGGCGAATCAGTTCAACGCATTGAAATTTTACTCCATATTTTGTGGGATAGGTCGCGGTTTTGTTTTTTTTGACATAGAGGACGATTTTATTTGCCTCCTCATTCTTCCCTGATTCGGTTTTGTTTGACATTCTTTTATACGTATATTATGTTATACGTATAAAATATTATTCGGCTCCATTCCATTCCATTCCATTCGGCTCCGCTACGCTTACTCCGCTCCGCTTCCCTGAACCACCATCGTCTTATACCTCTTTTTCATTTTCAGGCTATTCGTCGGAATAACTTTGCTATTCACCAAAAAGTCATTGTTATCTTCGTATAATTCCGGCAGAATATGCGTAAGGGGTTTATTCACGATATGAATCATCTGCGGGCTTTTCAGTAATGAACGGTATTCTTGAATCGTCAGATTTCCGTAATATTTATCCAGTAAATAGTTCGGGTTTGGCGCGGGTTTGAACCCTTTTCCGCTGGGTGTTCCGTATAATAAATGAAGCAGGTGTAACCGTTCGAATTTACTCGATGTATCCAGTGGTTCTTTTAATAAGGCAGCTACCGCGCATTCTGGCGAACAATAACAGCCGCTTACTTGAAACACGCCATTTACAATCATAATCGGTATATAATAAATCGGTCCGTCAATTTCGCACGTATCCCAGAAACACGCGGATTTGTGATTGAGTTTGGTTTGGATCGTCTCTCCATTATGAAACGAATACTTCAAACGGTTAATTTTTTTCATAATCTCTTTATGGTTTCGCTGGTTCACAACATATTCAGTTGCTTCTATTCGCTTTATTGAAACATTATTTGTATGAGAATCATTTGCTGTTTGGTTTATAGAAGTTCGGCTACTGTTGTTGGTCGAGGCGGCGCCGGCCGAGGCGGAGGTGGAGGCCGAGGCGGCGGAAGTGGCATTACTTTCATCACCATGACAAATTGTTTCAATACATTCATTATCATCCATGTATTCATCATCATTGTTATCGCCGCGATTGTTGTCATTGTTTGGTTGAGTTATGTCGCTCGATTGAAGATAATTCGACATTAATGTATACGACTCTACCTCGCTAATTGCTGGCGTATATCCATAATTCGAGATGGATTCATTTGTTTTCAAGTCCGACAAATGACACTTCAAATGTAAAATAATATTAGGGACTTCGGATGTATCATATAGCCCGGAACTCGAATTCAGGATAAATCCGGCCTTTGGTTTTCGGCCGCGTTTTTTGTTGATTTGTCCTTTATGGATTTGATTGGGCGATACAAGGTCATGAATCGAATCGTCGAATGGTGATGTATTATTATTGTGTGTTGATGACATAATAGGGTAATGATTGTGTTTTACAATATAATTGTGTTCGGTTTGCTTTAAAATAACCATATCTGGAAATGTGGGTGATTGTTGCGCGGGTTCGGGTTCTTCGGGTTCTTCGGGTTCTTCGGGTTCGGGCGCGGGTTCTTCGGGTTCTTCGGGCGCGGGCGCGGGTTCGGGCGCGGGCGCGGGTTCGGGCGCAGGCGCGGGTCTTTTTTTACGGTCTCGTGGTTTTTTACTTACTATCATTTTGTCAGCGGGAGCGGGAGCGGGAACAGAAAATGTAGGCATATAAGATTATATCATTTATTCTATTTTTATGTTTATACCCTTTTGCCCCCGGCGTTATAATAGTAAAGGACTTAAAGAGACCCAGATAGTATTATATTACCGCCGCCGCCGGCGCCGGCCCCGCCCTTCTTCCGCGTCTCCTCCTGATAACATTGACGGCACAACGGGATATAATTCGACGAACCGATAATGACCTGGTCAGTCTCATTTGTGATACGAAAACTGAATACTCCTGGGGTTCCGTCGCGACACAAACTACAAAGTGATTTCAGTTTGATGACCTCGTCGCAAAATGGGATAAGTTGGAGCAAATTCCCTATGGGTTTCCGGTTGAAGTCGCCGTCCAATCCGCAAATATAAACGCGCTTATTCAAATGGTCTACGAGGTGTTTGACCTGTTCTTCGATATCCGGGAAGAACTGGCCTTCGTTGATGAGAATGGTTTCCGCGCTGCGAATTGTCTCTAAATTAGTCTGAATCGCGTCCCGGATTGTATTTGCTAAAATACACGGAATCATCTGTTTGTCATGGGTTGAAAGCATCGGTTCGGTCGTATAACGGTCGTCGGCGGTGTAGTTGATGACCGCGACGGGAATATTACAGAAGACGCATTTCTTATAGAGGTCCAATAAGTAGGATGTTTTTCCTGAAAACATAGAACCGAGAATCAGTTCAAGATAACCGTGAGTAGTGGTAGTCATTGGGCTTCTAATATTAGGTTGATACTTGTTTATCTTCATATTTACGCAAAAAATCGTATTCAATTCTTTCGGGAATAGAATTCCATTCCGCGTATTCCGTTCCATATTGACATAAATATAAATCGTATGTATTATTTATCCTATTATCATACAATGACGACGACAAATGACGCAATGCCGTGGGTAGAAAAGTATCGGCCTTCGTGCTTTGACGAAATCGTGCTGGACCCGATGAACCGCACGATTCTATCCAATATTCTAAAAACAAACTATTTCCCGAACCTGCTCTTTTATGGCCCCCCGGGCACCGGGAAAACCACCACCATTATTAATCTCGTCAACGCCTACCAGTCCAAACTGAATATGCGAAACCGCGGACTTATGATTCATTTGAACGCATCGGATGAGCGCGGGATTGACATTATCAGGAATCAAATCAACAGTTTTGTCAGCACGAAATCCATGTTTGGCAATGGGATAAAGTTCGTTATTCTGGATGAAGTGGACTATATGACAACCAACGCACAGATTGCGTTGCGGTATCTTCTCACGAGTTATACCGATAATAATGTCCGATTCTGCCTGATATGTAATTATGTATCACGCATCGACGAGTCGCTTCAAACCGAATTCGTGCGTATGCGTTTCAATCAATTGCCTGAATCGGATATATTGGCATTCTTGCGTAAAATCCGCGACAATGAGGGTCTCGTATTATCGGACACGAATTTGGTGGCGATTCAGCGACAGTTTCATTCCGATATTCGGAGTATGATTAATTATATCCAAACCAACCAGGATAATCTACAAGAACTACACGTCATTACAAACGCGGTCTGGGATAAAATGGTGGAGTTGTTCCGCGACCCGGCGTGCGATATTCCTAGGATTACATCCTACTTTCGAGAGATTGGCGCAATGTATTATATTGACCCGCGCACTATTATTAAACAGTTTCTGTATTATATTGTGCGCTATCGTTCATCGGAGATGGTTACGGCGGAATTGTTGAATAGTATCGAGCATATTATTCACCTCAACCACATTCGTAATGAATATATTATCCATTATTTTATATTGAAATTTCGCGCGTATTGGACTACGGTGCCCGTGCCCGCGCCCGCTCCGAAAAAACGGATAATCAAAATAAAGAAACAGCAAAGTATTTGATTATAGGCGCAACCTGTATAAATTGAAATGAATTATTTCTATTTATACGAATCAGATAGCGTATCATGTCGAAAATCAATGCCTCTGAACCGGAAATAGACGCCGAATGGATGAAATTTATGTCTCGTATAACGAGGCAGCAAAACTGCGACACTGTGGATATGGAGAATGATAGCGGTGACGACGATGACGACGACAACGACAACGACGACCACCATGGCATTGTATCGACTGGACATAAAAAAATTGTGGTTTCTGATACCCCCGTTGTAAAACTGCGAAAATCGTGTATTTCGAAAAAATCGCAACGAAGAACCTATTCATTTATAGACCTGGAGTCGGAGACCGGGGGGGCGGTGGCCGCAGAGGCAACTGAACCAACAAATTCTCTTGTTGATGCGGGCATTCGTTCCCGTTTCACGCCGATTTATATTTCAACCAAGACGAAGATTGCGTATTTATCGCGACCAGTGAACATCTATGAAATCTTTTGGAATATCCCCGTCCAACATTATTATAAGAGGGCCGAAGGTGTTATTAAGAAACAAATCAAATTTCAGACGACTGACCCCACCGTTGTCGCATCCATCAAGGAAAAACTAGAAGCACAACCACGGTGCTATGAAGAATACGTCATCGAACATATTGATAATCCAACCGGACGTATTCCATATAAAGACCAACGAAAGGTGAGTATCGGTCTATGTAAGAAAGACCTCAATGGCGGAAACCATAAAAAGAAGCGCGCATTCTTCAACTGTTTTGTAGTTATCCTCCGGATTCATGGCGGGATTGCGCCACCAGAGGAACGCGCGCCGGAAGACGACATATTGTATAAGGAAATGCATGTCAAGGTGTTTAACACCGGAAAATTGGAGATTCCGGGGATTCAGGAAGACCGCACACTCATTCAGGTATTACAGCTTCTCGTTACGGTATTGCGGCCGTTTTTAGGGGAAGACCTGGATTACTTGCGAAACCGATGTGAAACGGCTCTCATCAACTCCAACTTCAATTGCGGCTATTATATCGACCGCGACAAGCTATTCAATCTTCTCAAATACAAATATCGGATGAATTGTAATTATGATTCGTGCTCGTATCCGGGAATCCAAAGCAAGTTTTACTATATTCCTGGCAAGAGCCACGCCGAACAAACCGGGCAACAGCCAGTCTCGATGGATATGCCATATTACGAGGTTTCGTTTATGATATTCAGAACAGGCAGCATTTTGATTGTAGGGAAATGTAATGAAGGCATTCTTAACGTGATTTATCGGTATATTTGCCTGATATTAGAGAAGGAGTATTCCGTCATACAAATGGGTCTGATTGGAGAACTTTCGAAGGGGGGAGCCGTGGTTGCGGCGGGGATGCGGAATACTAGGAAAAAGAAGTTGAATCTCACAAATGTCCGATTATACAATGAAATGGCAGATTGATTTAGGCGTTTCGTTCATCGTTCGTTCGTTCGTAAAGAATATAAAGATTTAAAAATTGAGTATTCTATATACGATACTTTTTAATATTATGTCATCCACGCAAACTGGAAGTGGCGCAATTGTTTCTTCCTCTGGAGGGGAAAGTCAGTCACAGCAACAGATTAGCCGTATTCCAACCTATGCGTGCTTTCAGCATGCGACCAAGGTGGCTATTTTAGAGGACAAGCCGATTGTGTTGGATTATTGGACCAGTTCATTGGATAAATCGTGCCTCATCGGTGTTCGTTCTAACAACGAGAAGCTTCTTGTCAAGAGTGAAGATGAATACACGAGTCCTATCGCGAAGATTTTTAAGGTGGATACCGAATATATCATTGTGACCGCGAACTCTATCTATATTGTTGCGGCGGATATTAGCACGAGGCGTATTAATTAATGGGGTTGCGCCCCCAAACGACGCGGTGCTAGTGGCGGAGCGATGAGCGGAGCGATGGGCGGAGCGGACGGCGGAGCGATGGGCGGAGCGGACGGCGGAGCGATGGGCGGAGCGATGGGCGGAGCGGACGGCGGAGCGGACGGCGGAGCGGATGGCGGTGCAGACGGCGGAGCGGACGGCGGAGCGGACGGCGGAGCGGACGGCGGAGCGGACGGCGGAGCGATGGGCGGAGCGGACGGCGGAGCGGACGGCGGAGCAGACGGCGGAGCGGATGGCGGAGCGGATGGCGGAGCGGACGGCGGAGCGATGAGCGGAGCGGATGGCGGAGCGGACGGCGGAGCGGACGGCGGTGCAGACGGCGGAGCGAAATAATTCTTATAATCAATTCAATATTATAAGAATACCTGAAGTATATAAAGACAGCGGAATCGCTACTTGAGGCGCCGAAAAGAACTTAAAGAGAATCAGGCCCCGCGAAAAGAACTTAAAGAGAATCAGGCCCCGCGAAAAGAACTTAAAGAGCATCGCGGCCAATGTCCTCCATCATCTATTTAAGCGACTGTACCCCTTTATACACCACATTAGGCGCGCCTGGGCGCATTACCGAAGTTATATTTGCCCCATTAAACCGCGCCATCCGTCTTGAATGGTCACCGCCACCGAATACCGAAAATATCCTCATCGACTCCTATCTAGTTCGGTATAAGTTATCCGGCGCACCTCTCACCCAGACACTCGCCGAAATTACAACATTTTTCCCTACCCTTATTGTCACCGATCTTTCCAACGGCGATTTATACGATTTTTGGGTGGTCGCGAAGAACCGTTTCGGCGAAAGTCCGCACTCACCGACCGTAAGTGTAGCACCCGGCGCAGCTCCGTCACCGAGCCAAATCGTGCGTCGTGCGTATCATTCTACGACTGTGGGGAATGGTATTACGGTAATGGACCCTCAAAAAGTCGGATTAGAATTCACACCGCCTGTTGTCCAAAATGGCACATCACCGCTTGTGTTTACGATAAAATATGCGCGTATAACCGCCGGAGGCGGAACGGATATTTCATACATCCTTACGGATAGTGTCCAAAACACCCAGATTATGAGAGACGTGTCAGGCAGCCTCGCCATCAAAACCACCGGTGTTAAGGGGAATTATATACGGAAGGAAATCGTGATACCTACTACCGGCGGCGGTGTATTTACAAGCGGGGAGTATCGTTTTCAGGTATTCACTACCAACATATACGGTATTTCAGCCGCACCCGACCTGTCGTTCGTCGTTCAGTTATATTCCATTATGGACTCACTCGGCCCACCAGCGGTTCCTCGTTTCACCGCACCATCATTTACGTATTATAGTATTCCGGCGAATGCGGGTGCCGTCGCGGTCGACGCAAGCGATTCATCTATTCGGTTTCGGTGGAAACAATATCTCGGCGCCGCGGGAACCGGCGCGGACACATATACGGGATGGTCGTATCGTATTCAGTATACCGATGATAAAGATTACTGGTATTATCCACCGGTGGTGGTCGACGCGCCAAATACCGCGAAATTTCCGGAATATACCCGCGCATACGACCGGACAAGTGCCGGCGCCGGGATGGCAAATTTTGAATACTCCATTGATATCAGCCGCAACGTCGTCAATGGTCGCAGGTATTATCTCCGGTATTGCGTCGTAAATGCGGCAGGTGATACGAGCGAATACACGCAAGTCACCGATACAAACCTCGCATTGATTTCGGGTGTTCCAGGAAAGTTACCGCCACCGCCGCCTATATTCCGCGCATCAACCGATGACCGTCTCGTTCGCCTCTATTTCAATTGGGCGGAATCAGGGACACCTCCTAGTTTAGATGAAACGGGCGGTCTGCCCATTTTAGATTATCGAATCGAGAGATACACTGTATCACGGGACGGCGGGATTTTCACGATTTCACCCACTCCGAATGCCATATTTGAAAATATAGCGGGCCCTTTTTACGAAGACCAATTTGACATTCGCGTCAATGGCATTGAATATTATTATCGGATATTTTCGCGAAATGCGTTCGGGATTTCCACTCTGTATACAACCGTAACTGCGGTTCCGACACGTCAGTCTGATATTGTCTGGGGGGTTATTTCCGCCGTAAATAGCGGAGAGATAAACCTTTCTTGGAATGAACCCAATGAACCCGACGAAGATACACCCATCATCCAATATTATATCGAATATCGATTGTATGATATTTTCTCGATTCCCGCAATTCCGCCCGAGAATATCGTCGGCGTGTTTTCCGACGACGACACGGTTTCGACGACCATCCAAGATATGAATTCGATTTTAGTAGATGACCGGCTATGGACGAGTCTCACAACAACAGTGGTTTATACATATACAAACTCTCCGAATTTGTCGTTTACCATTCGCAATCTTATTAATAATCGGCCATATGTATTTCGAGTAGCCGCAGTTACCCAGGACCGTCTGCGGCGTAAATTGGTTGGATTGTTAAATGTTATCGGAGAGAATAGCCCGTATTTACCTCGGCCGGTGATTATCGGTAAGGTTCCCGTGCGAATGGCAAATGTGGAATATATCAACGGAGATGGGTCCATCACAATAAAATGGACCAGCACGGATATCCGTAATACAGAAGGGATTATACGCTATCTCGTGGATTATCGTATTGCTTTGTCGGGGTCAGAGTATTCACGCCAGACATTTGAATATGCGAATAGCGTCGCATTTAACGACGGCACTAGCGCTGTGTCGTTTATAGTATCTGTCACCGGTTTGAACAATAATGTTCCATCACGTGTAGATACCAGCAATAATAGTTACGAAATGACGATTTATGCTGAAAATTCGGTAGGTTATACGAATATAACCGATAGAGTAGATTTACACGAGGATTTGGTATTTACGGATATTTATGAAGGGCTTTCAATACCACGCGTTGTGCGTCCACGGACAATTCCTGGCGTGCCAGTGGAAGTGCGGACGGCGGGGGGGGCGTAGCGAGCGAGCGTAGCAAGCGAGCGTAGCAAGCGAGCGTAGCGAGCGGCGTATTACAATATTTTTAGTATGTATAGATGACAACCATCACACCTATACTTACAAATTTCAATGTCGCACCACGCGCATTCGGGAGCGCGCCATTTGTTTTAACGAATCCAGTGTCAACAAACACCGATTTGGCTGCTACATTTACATTTACATCCAGTAATACGGCGGTAGCAGATATATCCGGGCGAACCGTAACCATTATTAGCGCAGGGCAAACCATCATAAGGGCCACACAGGCCGCAACACCCGGATATTCATCCGCGAATATCTCGGCGAATTTCACTGTTAATCTAGCCACACCCACCCTATCTGGATTCACATTTTCGCCCAAATCATTTAATGATATATCCTTTGGATTGTTCGCACCAACGTCCAATAGTCAAGGTCTATTTACATTTCGAAGTCTAACGACCGATGTCGTATCTGTATCGGGCCTTATTGCGACAATATTACGCGTTGGACGCGCTCGAATTGAAGCAATACAGTTTCCGGCGACAAACTATACGAGTGGGAGCATCATCGCGGAATTTGATATACTCACGAGTATCGTTCGTGTCGGTGTCCAGAACCAGATTGATTTATCGTGGAATATACCCATCCAAAATGGCGCAACGATTAAGAATTATTTCTTTTACGTGGAAGAACGCGCGACCCAGATCGTCCCCGCGCCGGCCGTATCTACGATGGTTGCGACTGTTCCCCCAGTCGCCGCCGGGACGTATTATTCTTACGCATTACCAACACCGTATTCCGCGCAAATTCTCGCAGCAGGGGGTAGCCCAACCGGTATTGACGTAAACTCAATGACACAATTTAATATCAATACTTCACTTCTATTTACGAATAAAAATTACATCGACCTCGGTTATTATGGCGAAATCGAACTCAATTGGGAATACCATAATGACCGGCCAATCGCTGAACTTAAACGGTCCTCGGTTGCCTCTACCACGATGACAATATCGTTGTGGAAGGAATCAAGCGCCGTCATTGGCGATGGACGCATTAATTTTATATTGAGTAACACGCGTATCTATGACTCTGCTACAAATTGTCTCGGCCCTCGACCGCAAAATAATGGCAAAACGATGACCGACATTTTTAATATCGCATTTGATTCGACCGCGGGCAGAGCATTGAAATACCTGAAACCTACAGATATTGTGTCGGGCAACGTCCAATTATCGAGTTTATCGTATCTTGTCGATGGGCCAGAATCATTTCGAGAATATAGTATTATTGTCAAGAGTATTCGTATCGCGCCTTTCCGGTTTCCAATCACGAGAGATTTCACAACACTAGGGTTTGGGCTAGGGAGTTCGACTGTCGGGGCGGGATTCGCGGTTACAACGGTAAATGCGTCTCCACCCCTCGCGGCCGGAGGAATCTTGTATCATATGCCGAAAATGACGCGGTCGGTTTCGGATTTTAATCGCGCAATGTGGACGTTTTCGTTGAACTACGCGGCGAATCTTACCCGACTAGAGACGGATATCTCGTATTTGCCAGTGAGCGGGGGACTCATTACAAACTTGAATATCCCGTATACATTGAGGATTCGTGGATATTCACGTCCTTATACGCGAATATTGGCCGCAATCAGCGTTGAAGAATATAACACAACCAATGTTTCTAATTTTTTGACAAATGTAGGTGACCCGCGATATAATACACGACAGCTTTTCGACGTTTCGTTGAATGACGTCGCGACATATTCACAATTAGCGTCGGCGTCGGCGTCGGCGTCGGCATCGGCGGTCACGCGGACAATTGATATATCCGGTGCGTCTGGGTTTCCCGCGTTTTCAGAAACACAGGACACGTCACACACACAATTCGTGTTTCTATTCCAACTCACAATCACTGACCCGAGCTATAATGCGTATTTCCAGTCGATTACGGCGGGCGTTACTGCGGCTGCCAACGCATTTCAGGTGAAAATGTTGTCGCAAACAATGACTCCACATCAGGAATACCGATTCGCCAGTCCAGACCCATCACTCGCGTCGTCCAACAACCTGACAAGTATGACAAATACGCTATACAGTATCGGTGACCCGTATACAAATATACCCCCCTTTTTTCGGTTTTACAATTTGACAAATGGCGTGTTTTATTCATTTAAAATCGCGTCAAACAATATCGTTGGCACAAGCTCTTTTTCGGATTTATTCACGCGGCGTTGTGGGTCGGCTCCAAACACGATTGTGAATACCGTGAATAGTCAAGGCGCGGATACATTGACGATAGAATCCGAAAACACATCAAATCAAGTGAATATTTACTGGGTTAAACCGGCGTTCAGTGGGTATGAAATCCAGTATTTCGTCATTCAAATGGCGATTGATATTTCCGGGGAGTGGCTCAATATTTTGGATTATACACCCGATATTTCGCATAATTCAGTCGCGTTTGACGAATTTCAAGATACAATCGTTCCGGTCGACCTACAAACGAAATTAGAATACGATAAAACCATCAATACGTATACCTATAAATCTCCCTCATTCGCGGCGGCGTTTACACTACAGACAGGAATTCCCGTCGGTATCAGCGGCGCACTTATCAACGGATACAAGTATTATTTTCGTCTAGCCGGTGTGAATGAAGTCGGATATTCCGCGTTTTCAACAGTGTTGACCGGTATTCCGTTTGCGCGACCAGCTAACGCACCTATTGAATTTATTGGTAATCCGATTGTAGGCGACCGTTTGGTCTATCTTAGCTGGAAAATACCGAAAGATGACGCAGGTTCACCCATCCTCAACTACATTATCGACTATGAGGAGGTTTCTGAAACGATTGGTGCTGGTGGTGTTATTGTGAAATCATATTCAAACAAACGGCGTTATAAAATAGATACGGATGAGCCGTTACAGAATAAACGACCGTCCTACCCTTTCGACGATTTTCGTAGTGTATATGCGGGATACAAAAAATTCGCGTCTCTGACTTCTTCACAAATAACCTATTTTTCCAATTTGCGTTCATTGTTAACGAAGTATATCATTCCACCTACACCGATTATAATTAACGACAGTGATTATAATTTGAGCCCGTCTGTGATTCCAAACCGTAATGTGCGACTATCCTATGATTCACGGTCGTTCACTTTTATTAGCGCGGAGATCACCCAGAATGTATTTGATATTTCGAATATCCAACTGAAGTGGTATTATTTCAATGACCCAACCGGCGCTCCATGGTTGAATGACACGACAACCGTATCATTTCGGATGTCGGTCACCGGACACTTGAAAGCCGTAACTGGTGGCGGTAGTGTCACACCGGATATCAGTAATATTTTTTATATTCCTGGTGATGCGACAACGGGGGTGACGTATACGGTCACCCGGCCGAAACTAGACCTGGACTCGGAAACTGGCGCATATAAATATATTGACTATACCAACGGAAATATCATCTCGGGCAGTTCGGCGTTATTCGTTCCCAAAATATATATTCCGACACTTCCGTCGATTGACGCGTCTAATAATTCCCGGCGGTATAAACTACAAATAGTCTACCAAATCACCTATATTTCACCGAGCGCAAACAAATTCATATTGTATTCTGGACCGATTGTTATTAATGGAGTCGCGCCTGTTCGGACAGGTCCCGCAATCAATACACGGTTTACATTGAAATTACAGAGCAATGTAAATTCGCCGATTGTAAACGGTCAAAAATACCGGTTCACGATTACACCGTTTAATATCAACGACTATTTTCCCGATCCCAGTAATAATAATAGAGTAGAAGTGCGTATCGGAATTACAAATTCGGACCCCATTACGGATATGAGTTATTCGCTCATATCTACCAGTCTGGCCGGAAAAGTGCGTCTTCGATGGAAATATTCCCCGCCATCCGATTATTATATCAATATCCAAATACCGCGAAATTATCAAAATTTCAATTTCCCGTCAGAATATCCATTGAAAACATTTGATGAAAGTGAAATTACGTATTCGATTTGGGCTAAAAATTTAATACCAGTCAATGACATTGTTACGTATACCATCCCCTCTGATCTTCCGGCAGATATCGCGTCAGGGAACGCCCAGTTGTATTTAAAATCTGGGCGCGGGTATACTATATCTGTATCCCCCGTCCAAATTGTGGAAGTAAACAATAATCCAGTTTCACTCGTTGCGCCGTCACGAAATATGTTCGCGGACAACACATTCATTATACCGTTTACAATACCGCTATCGCCATTGACGTTTTCTGCGCAAGGGAATAATGGTTCGGTGAGTTTGAAATGGTCGCTGCCAAACATAAACAATGACCCTAATTATTACATCACTGATATAATATCGAGCTATTATCGTTATCGTTATTACACAGTTGAGCGTCGTGATATATCCGCATCGTCTACTGGGTCGTGGGTCGTGGTTGCTTCAGAAATCGATATTCCTACACGCGAAAATGGTGGGGTTGTCGGGTATGAAACCGCGTATACTGTATCTGGACTTGTCAATGAGAATAATTACCAATTTAGGGTTCGTTTGATGATTATCAATGATTATAATGCGCAGCGTGCGTTTTCGGAGTGGACACATATGTCCGTTATTAATAATGTCGCGGTTCCTGAAAGTTCGGGGAACACCGTGTATCCGTCTATCTATCCGTATAAACCGTCCACGCCAGTGTTGCGTTTTGCGGACCGCACGAGCACCGGTTCCGGTGTGTTGAATGTGCTTACCGTGTTATTTACCTATCCGACATACAATGGGAATGCGGATTTTTATGAGTGCGAGATATTCTATACACCAGTCGGTAGTTTCGGCACCGTCTGGTATAATGTATTTGATGCGATTAATGGAATCGCAGATATTAATTTCAATACGTCATTATTGGTGGATGGTAAAATAGAGACCTTGTCCGCAGTCCCTGGGACAGAACAGCGAATCAATGTCGTGTGTAAATCGGTCGTTATGGCCTATGGTGTCCGTATTCGTCTACTTGGGCGTAAAACGGGTCTGGCCAAACCTTATCCGTATACATTGTATTCTGACGATTCATTGGTGGATTATATAGAGATTTAGGTTCCGCTTCGCTTCGCTTCGCTTCGCTTCGCTTCGCGTCACAGTCCATTATGAAGCGCTGCGATTTGCTCCATTGTAAGTGTTTCCGGAAACTCTACATTGAATTTGATTTTAAGAACACCGGTTTCGCCGTTCTTTTCCAACCCCAAACCAGGTATTGTTTTAATACTACCTGGTTTAATAATGCTCCCTGGTTTGTTCGCGAGTTTGAAAATCCGACCATTTAGATGAGTTATTTCAAAATCGAATCCGCAAAGCGCCGACTTAAGGGACACGGTCTTTTCAATTGTCAGGTCGATATTTTCTACCTTGAATACCTGATGTTGAAGCACATTGATGACAATGCGAACATCGCCTTTCATTCCCGCTTCATTCATATGTCCGCATTCTGTTAAGATAATGGTGTCCCCTCCCAATATACCCTTCGGGATTTGCGCGTGAATGGTCTCGCGTTCAATCTTGATGATGTCGTTGTCCGGAACCTGGCGGTCTATTTCCAGTGGAATTGAACACCCGTTGAAGCATTGTTCGAGTGTCAGGGATACAGTTTTGATAATGGTCTCGGGGACCTGGTAGACGCGGACGTGTGGCTGGTGCTGTGGCTGGTGCTGTGGCTGCGCGCCCATCGGACGTCCATTATTGAATGATTGAAATACGACTCTCGGGCCTGGGCCGTGGCCGTGATGAGCCCCTCCCCCGCCTAGACCCGCACCGAACAGCATATGAAGTAACTCTTCTGGGATTCCTGGTGGAAAGCCTGGTGGGACGCCGCCGCCGCCGCCGCCGCCGAAATGGTGGAATCCGCCGCCGCCACCACTGCCACCGCCCCCTTTGCGCATCATATCATAGGTTCGCCTTTTATTGGCGTCAGAAAGGGCCGCATACGCATTATTCAACTCCTGGAACATTTGCTTGCTTTCGTCGGTATTGCCATTTTTGTCGGGATGGTGAAGCATGGACATACGGCGATACGCCTTCTTGATTTCATCATCGCTGGATTTCTCGTCCACCCCGAGGATTTTGTAATAGTCCTTATCTTTATCAATGTCGTTTGTATTCATAAAGGGGAAATCGTCCTCACCGATGCCGCCGGTTTCGAAGAAGATATTCGGTCCGGGGCCTGCGCCGTGGCCTGGGCCAAACGGAAAGTTGAAGAACATACTGTGGTTGACGATGTTATGTTATTTAAATGGAATATTTTATATACTTTATTACGACGCACTAGTATTAGTAATAATGGATACTTCCCCCGATATTCCATTCATCGCAAAATACCAGCCACTTAAAATTCACGATTTCGAGCAATTGGATGAAAATACCGTCACCATTATTCGCAGCTTGATTGAAATGGATAATCTCAATATTATGTTCTATGGCGACTCTGGGTCGGGGAAAACGTCCATTATTAATGCGACGATTCGCGAATATTATAAGAAATCAAGTAGCGCGGCGATACACGAAAATATTATGGTCTTGAATAGTTTGAAAGAACAGGGGATTCAGTATTACCGCAATGACGTCAAGGTGTTTTGTCAGACGATGACGATGATTCCGAATCGGAAGAAAATCGTGCTTCTAGACGACATTGACTTAATAAACGAACAGGGTCAGCAGGTATTTCGTAATTGTATTGATAAATACAGCCACAACGTCCATTTCATTTCATCGTGTACCAATATCCAGAAGGTAGTGGACACATTTCAAACACGCAATATTATCATCAAAATCAACCAATTGAATATGGGATGCCTAAATAAAATAATGTGGAAAATAAAGAGTAACGAACACCTTAAGATAATGAAGGATGCGGAGGAGTTTCTACTTCAGGTATCGAATGGGTCAGTGCGGACATTGATTAATTATTTGGAGAAAATCAAACTCATTGACCGAGAGATTACGTATGATATCGCGAATCGGATATGTACGAATATCAGTTTTCATCGGTTTGAAGAATATACACGAGAAGTATTGCGCTTCGATACGGATGGCGGGGGGCTTCGTGCGGCGAATGCTATATTATTTCAATTAAATGATGAGGGGTATTCGGTTCTTGACATTTTGGATAATTATTTCTTGTTTGTGAAACTCACACCGATGTTTGATGAAGATATGAAGTTTCGTATTACATCACTTATTTGTAAATATATCACAATATTCCATAACATACACGAGCATGATATTGAATTGGCGTTGTTCACGAATAATTTAGTGGGGTTGCGCCCCCAAACGACGCGGGGCGATAACCCGGGCGGGATTGTATGAGGATTGTATGAGAATTGTAGTAATAATGTAGGCAACATATTGTTTACATTATTTAATCAGGTTATAGCCTGGTTTATTGCACGGCGCCGTTTGGGGGCGCAACCCCAGGACTACACGTCGCTTTCACCAAAAGATACTTCCCTATCAGTGTATGTGACTCCAGCACCTGCGACGGCGACATCCGTGCGAACCACTGGAACTTGCTGCGTTTCAGTATATCCTGCTCTGGGATATAAATGCCCGCCGCAGTGGGCGACAGTGGGATATCCTGGTCCGCCAGTAGTTCTTCAATGAGGACTGGTTTATTCGTGGTGGTTTTGACACCCAGTTCTTCGGCCGGGATGACGCTTACCGCACTCGGGGTGGCCGCCTGTTTTGACATCCACCATCGCGTCGTCTCCCCCGTAAAGTCCATATCTTGTGTCTGGTCGAGATGATTAATCACCATAAGGCGGTCCATATATTCCTTCATCACGGGGTCAAATTTACGGCAGCCCATCATCTTCGTCGACGGCGAGTATTGTTTTTCGGCTGCGAGAGATGAGACGGTGCGCAATTCACCTATTACGACATTGGCTTTTTCAAGGTGTGCGTCGTATAGTGACCGTAAGTCGTGGAAGCATATAAATGCGCTCGGGATAAGAAACCCGCCGTAGATATGAAGCACAGTTGCGAGTGCGAGGTCGCGCATATGTCCGCGAAGTGGGCGCGGGAGGTCCTCTACCTTGGTGCGCCACTCCGGGATTATCTTGATAAACGCGTCGTCGTCGATGAGGCAGACATTGAAGCTCTCACCGCAGTGTTCAATAATATTCCGGATGGTGAGGTATTGATATGGTTGGTTCAGGTTGTCGCTGGTCCTTGAGGCGAAACTCTCCCACGACCGCGCGTTCTTGTCAAACTCAATATGGACCCACAGGATAGGTTTGTTGTTTCGCGTGAGGCTGCTGTCATTCAGGAGATACTTCTGGATAAGCTCGCCATCATTATACTCTTCTTGGATATCGATTGTTTTCTTATATTTGTTATAAATGAACCCAATCAACATAATAAGAAGATAGGCAATTGCCAGTTTCACGACTTTGTTTTCGAGCATATGGAATGAAATGGAATGAATGGAATAATGGAATGGAATGTCTATTATATAACCGAGAGATTAAATTGCTCGACTCGTCTCATCAATTCTCCAGTCGGAATATATCCGAATACAACTTCTTATGGATATCCCGAGAGATTTCGTCCTGTTTGGCTAAAATGAACGCCCGGCGCGTGTCTTCCTCCTCTTGTCGCATCCGGGTCTGCTCATAGATACGTTCCTGTTCGGCTTTGCTCGTTTGTTTGTATAAGTCCCTGCGGGATTGGTCTCTAAATGTCTGTAGTTCATTTATGGAATTAAATCGACGGGTGTTATAATAATCCTCCTCTGTGACGGGGATGACCGTCTCTGTATGCGCCTTCTTCAGGTCTTCATAGCGCAGATTGCCGAATATCCCGCTAGAATACTCTTGGGGTCTTTCTCTCGTGAGGTCGTATCCGCCTCCACCGCCGCCGCCGCCTCCACCGGCGTATTCCAGTTCTTGACGCTCAACCAGCGCATACTTGTTCCGCAGCGCTTGCTTCTTCTGGTTAAGTCGCGTGACTTTATCCGCCCAGGACCCGCCATCGTCTTCTGCGGTCGTTGCCGCATCGGCGGTATCCCCCGTGTCCCGGAACCATGCGTCATACCCCGTCTCGGCCTCGTCGTCTTTCAGGCGGTATTGTTCGAACTTTTCATTAAACCATCTGTTGAACTCGCTCACTTTCGCGGTGCCGGTCCCGGTCACGTTGCTGGTCCCGGTCCCGGTCCCGGTCATCATTTCATCCAGACGTCGTTTCATTCTCTCGTGTGTATCTCTCGCATACTCGTCGTCGGCATCCGCGCGATGCCCTTCTGCGCGCATCAAGCGATTGTAGTCCACGACTGATTTGCCAGCGGCGGCGGCGTCAATCGGCGTATACGGCGCGGATAGTGTATCCTTTGCGACACACCGCAATGACGGAACCGCCGATGAGCGCGGTGTTCTCTCGACGTGTTGCGTATAATGCTCGTCGGTGGCGGGGTGGCGGATGGTATATATCTGATGAACGATGCGATAGGCCTTCGTGAAGAACAGGAAGTATTCTTTCGGGAGTTCGCATTTATCCGGGTGCGTCTTTAGGACGGCGAGTTTTGCGCGCTTCAAATCTGCTTCATTGAATAAGGTTGGAAGATTGAATAACGAGAGAATATCTGGGAGATTGTAGTTGTCTATGTTTAAGTCGAGAGATTCCATTGGGTGTATCTATTCCTATATGTATTGTTCTAATTTTATGTTATTTACTTGACACATGGCGTGTCAATGACATAAAATTCGTTCATTCGCTCATTCGCTCATTCATTAGACCTTCGCGCATCGGTCAAAGAATGCGATGATATCGGGTGGATTCGCGCCCGTAATGGAGTCATCCGGGATATACTCGGTATTGCCTGCCTTGTAGAATAAGAATACGGGGATGCCATTGACCATTCGTTTCTGCTTCATAAATGCGTAGAAATCAAGCGAGTTGTCTACATTGACTTCGTAGCACTCGACGGGGCGTTCCAAGCGCAGCGTGATGTTGTTGGCCTGCTCCACTGCGAGGACTTTGATGGTTTTACAGGGGCGGCACCAGTCGGCGGTGAGTTTCAGGATGGTGTGTTTTTTTTGCTTTGTGTTGTATTCAAGGAGACCCTTAAATGTTTCGCGGGTGAGTTCTACGGGGGTGAGAGACATTGCTTCTTAATTACAGATATAAAAATATCTAGAAAAGAAATGGTTTGAAAATACGCGCATTGGGACGGGACGACTACCATAATACAAATTTAAACATAGTGGAATATAAACCTAGTGGAATTATTGGAAAGTCTGCCGTTGGCAAAAAATATTCGGTTGGAAAGTCGGCCGTTGGCCGAAAATATTTGGTTGGAAACTCGGTGTTTCACGGAAAATATTTGGTTTGAAATTAGAAAAATATGGATATCTCTGGGATTATATAGATTTGGGATGTGGACCTGGGGCGGCCTTCGGCCGTTCGCCCACCTGTATATTTTGCGACATTTTATACCATTCTGATTGATTATGGTGTTGGTTTATGCGACAATTCATATTCCCAGTGTCAGATTATACCGTTTCTGACGGACATTTTATAAATGTCCATTCTGACTATAGCGGCCGAGACTTTTAAAAAAACACGCAAAAACACGCTTGTGACTGATATGCTCTAAATTATGTTTTTTGATTGAAAAAGTTGTGACTGACATTTTTGAACTCCATCTCGTTTGGACCAGATGGACCGGTCGTCCGGATGGACATTTATAACGAATGATAACCGATATTATCATTTGTTATCATTTGTGTCGTAAAAACCACACACGGATTATCGTAAGCAATTTTAGTTCAGACTATACATATTTACACCATACAATTAAACCTTACGATATCAATGCGAATGTAATGCGACAGTTTGTAAATGATTATACGGTTTATGCCTGTAATTTAGAAAATAACATATAAATATAATATATATGGAATATTCATATTGAAGATGTTATACTATTGTAACGCATGTATTATATGCACACCAAACCTCTCCGATTATAATAAACATATTCAAACTAAAAAACACATAAAAAAAACAACAACAAATACAGTCTCGTCTATATACGATAGTAACGAATGTAATGTTAATTTGAATATTAGTGATATCCAGTTTAATATTGCGAATGACCGAAACGTGAAAAAAAACTTTAACAAGGACCAAAGATGTAAATATTGTGGTGTATGTTACTCTTATTCGTCCGGTTTGTCTCGGCATATAAAAGATTGTAAAAACCGCGTCACAGTTGAAGATAATAATACGAGTTCTACTGCGACAGTAGAAAATATCAAGATAACTGATATGAATAGTGTTATCAATAAACTCTTTGAAGAGAATGCCGAGTTCAAGAAATTAATAATAGACTCAATGAAATCGAACCAAGATACAACCAATAAAGTGTTAGAATTATGTAAATCTAATCCGGCTTCCGTCACAAATAATATTTACAATCATCAAGGTGACAATAATCATTTTAGTATTAACGTATTCCTGAATGAGCAATGTAAAGATGCGATGAATATGACTGATTTTGTTAATTCAATTGAAGTTACCAATGATGATATGGCAAACGTGGGAGAGCGTGGATATGTAGAAGGAATATCTAGTATATTCATCGATAATCTCAAAAATACAGAAATTAATAAACGACCAATTCATTGTAGTGACCGCAAGCGCCATATTCTTTATGTCAAGGAATCAGATAAATGGGAGCGCGACGAAGTAAATAGCGATGTATTAAAAAAGGCAGTTCTCGTAGTCGAACAAAAGAATATCAAAAAGGTTAACGAGTGGGCGAATGAACATCCAGAATGCTATAACAGTTATAACCGCGCAAATGATATCTATTTGAAATTGTCAAAAGGCGCGACTGACGGGAATGAAGAGAAAATATTGACGATTGTAAAAAATATCGCGAAGGAAACGGTAATAAACAAGGATGCAATGATGTAGTCAATTTTACTTAAACGTGGTTTAACATATATATTATAACAGTAGACCATAAGTAATCCAATGGAAATGATGAAACAAATCAATACAAATTATATATATTTGTTACACGAACGGGAACATATACGATTATCCGAAGATGTATACAAAGTTGGTATGACAAGACAACCCAATCTAGAAAGATTCCATAATTATCCAAAAGGATCTATATTACTATTTCAGATGGAATGTAATGATTGTAAATTTGTTGAGTCCATCGTGCTTCAAGTATTCAAGAACAAATTTTACAATTGTTTTTTTTATGGAAACGAGTACTTCAAAGGCGAAAAAAAAAGCATGATAGATATCATACATTTAATTATAACATATGAAGGTCAAATACGAGAACGTACAACAGATAGAAATAAATTTATTGAGGATATTTTGAAAGAACGAGAAAATATGACTATTAAAATTCGCGACAATCAAGATAGAACTGGTTTGTTTAACATTAAAATTAAATTGTATGAAATTTTTAGAAAAGTAATATCAGCGAAAGGTTATGAAAATTTGTTGTTTAGACGAGTGTGTAATGACGTTATGGAATATTTAACCTTCGATGATTATATGGAGATTAATCGTCCGTTTGATGCTCTTGAAGATGATTCTAGTGCAACTAAATTAACTTTTGTTTTAAAGAAATAAAAAATGGCCAAATAGCCGTTAACGCCGGAGACTTGTAAAACACAAAATACGCGATTATTACACCTTTTCTCATTTAAAACGCCCATTTTATATGAGAATACCCAAACCCAAAAAAAACGCATCACCACCCCCTCCCCCACTCGTCACCTCCTTTTCAATTCAATATATATGTCGTCTAGAATGATATATATCATCGTCCCAACGACGGTCACTAGAGGAAGATACTCAATCATTTACAATATAGTATAGATTATTTATCTATCTATATTACCTGTTATTACGTAATGTTTTCTTATTACGCAATTTACGGTTATGACATTGTGTGCGTTTTCGACGTGAACCGCCACCGCCGGCGCCACTACGGTCAACCTTCCTTCGTTTTGTGGACACAACACTACCAGGGCTAGCATCACGTTTACTCTTAGCACTGCTAGTCTTAACAAAACTAGGACCGTCTCGTGCCGAGTCTTCTGGACTCACTCGGCTTCTTTTACTGTTTGGTTTCTGCGGTAGTGTGTCCTTGTAACGAATAATTTGGTCGAATATTTCTCTTGATAATATTCGCGTTTCAACATCTCCTTCATAAAACGGGAATGCATCTAACCATAATTGAAATGCCTTATCTGAGTCACCATTCGACGTATTATAACAATCAACCGCTTTATTTCTTACCTTTGTTGCCGACATAGCACTTCCTGATTCCGCGGCGGTTTCTCCAATCGCCGGGTCAACTGAAACGAAACCACAATTGAACGTTTTTTGCGAATCACCAAATTTTGCGACTAGTTCATTACAAGTAGATGCTCGGACAAAATCGTGTTTTTTTACATCATTATCTTTATTGCCAGCCACTTGAAATATAGAAATTTGTGATACATTTTTGCGAATTTTTTCACTAACAAAGTCAACCACTTGGCGATTTGGAGGATTCCGCATCATTTGAATGGTGAAATTGGTCCCTTCTTTATAGCCTAGTTCGCGAAGTTTATGGGTTATAAACGCGGCTTTGGTTTCGTGCTCGACGGGATTTTCGTTAGTGCGCATTCCACCACTGGGGCCATTACCCAATAAAATTAAAGCACACGTATCACTATCACGTGCCAATAGAATTGCTTGAGTAATCGCACTAATATGTCCGAAGTGTGGGGGTGTGGTTCTACCGATAAAAAAATAAAATTGTTGGCTCTTTGTAGCGTCCATTATTATAATATATCGTCATATAATATTTTACATAGCCGCCGCCGTCTCCGCCACAGCCCGCTCCAACTCCGAAATCCGGATATGCGGCAACTCGGTATGCGCCTCCCAGAAATACTTACAATACGACCACTTAAAGTCCAGCTTATCGCAGTAATAATGCGAATAAGACCGCTTCAACTTCTCCGCCAACAATGGAGGCAACAGCCCGTGCCCCGACATCGGCAGGACATAACACAACTGGACGAGGTCGCGCACAGGATTCTTGACAGGCGTGCCCTCGGGAAACAACGCGGTATCTAAATGCGGGATATAACGCATCAAGTCCACCAAAAGCGGCGCATAGGAGTATTTATAAGTCCACCGCCAATCCACACACCCAGTCGAATAATACCGCATCGTCCATTCCAACCCTTCGATATAATTCACGCAAATCATCTGAAGCCGGTCTACACCCCGCCCCTCGCCGCTGCGATTCTTCGCATAAATATCAACATTGAGCAATGCGTCATAATACCGATACTCCCAGTTCTCGCGAAACGGGTCGATATACCGCTCCACCGCCCGCTCCTGCATCGGAATACCCATAAACTCATTCAGTGAATGACAACCCTCGAGATTCCCCACCATTTGAACCACACGGTCGCACGCAACTTTCGTCAATTCGCGAATATCCACAGCGACGATGGGTTGCGCCGCATCCGCCGCCGCATTATGGCCCAGACCCCCCATTCTGGCACCGCCGCCACCGAACCGCTGCTTCCCCTGTCGGTCACGCGTCTTATGTTCATTCATAAACCGGTTATGCTCGGTCTCTGCCAATAATGTGATGAACGCGCGCATCGTCTTCCATATAATCGTCGGACGGCCACCCTTTCGCTCCACCAGATATTCCTTACTTTGACGAAACATATTCGCATAGGTCTCAAGTAATACAGTCATTCCGTTTGTGCGCAAATTAAGTGAAGGGAAGTGTGGCATAAAGTCATTGCCGAGCATAAACGCCATCACGATATAGTCGTCAATCGCCGCAATGACCTCGGGGGTGATACGCTGCGCCTTCGTCGCCTCTGTCACTGCGGCCGCCGCAGCCGCCTTTGCCTCGGTTTTCGCATCAGAGATATACGCGCCGCCGCCACCGCCGCCCCGCGCACCTGTCGTCGAATCGCGCATCACCGCCTCTAACGAACACGCGAATTCGGGAATATCTAGATAATACTGGTCGCTACTTGAAAGCGTGCTATCCAGCGACTGAATGAACTCGGGTGTATCGCGATACAAGTAAATATGCTCGGACACGTGAAGATGGTTCAAACAAAGCATAATCAAGTCCGCATCCAGTCCATAGATGAGCGTCGTCGTGTCCTTGTGACCCCTCGCATTATCGCGGATATACTCAAATATTTTATGCTCACCCTCCCCCGGTATATCGCTACCGGAGTAAATATACTCTACCGTTGAACCGATGACGCGCGCTTTCTCCGCACAATAATCGTTCATCTGTGTATTCAGTTTCGTCATAAATCGTGTGCCGGGCGTGATGGACGATGTATTCCATGCTTTATGTGCCGTCGCCGCCGTCGCCGCAGCCACCGCAGCCACCGCCGTCGTCGCCATCGGATCCAACAACGCATTCTTCCGTTCAATCGTCTGCTCTACCACTGTCGTAAACCACGACTTATACCGTCTCTCGCGCTGCTGGTTCAGTTTAGCAACTGGCGCTACACCGTCAAAGGCAATGAATACTTTGTCGGATGGACGAAACATCGCGAGATATTCGTTTATTTTTTCACACACGGTCTGAATCAACAGCGCTTCGTATTCATCATTGGACATTCCGCGGTTCGACCCCACAACACGCACCGCGTCATAGATGAGACCATTTGTGTCCAAATACAGATTATGAATCCGAGGTAACCCGCTCAACTTTTTAATCACATTCTTGTGCTGCTTGACAATATTTGAGAAGTAACTTGGAATACCCATTTCGCAGAAGACACAGACGTAATACAGTTACATATATATGACGGGATGTGTTTAATATCAATTTATTCGAATCCAATTTTCGAATGATATTATAATACCATCTCTATATAATAAGAAGCGCGCAATGACACTTCAACTCACATTCTCGAATGTCATCCAACTATTCAGTATATTCGCGCCCCTGTTTTTAGGAACGTTCCTCGTGCTTGTCTCGGTATTCAACCAGAACATAAAGGGGATGATATATCTAGGTGGCGTGCTTATTGCGTCGGTTATCAATTATATGGTGAGTATGGTGATTGGCAGCGAACCCCTGGAAAACGAAGGCACCATATGTAATCTCGTCGAATTCCCCCTCATCCCCTCCAGGTATAATGTCCCCAACTACAACAGTATGTTTATCGGATTTACGCTGATGTATCTCCTGCTGCCAATGTTAAGCAACAACCAAATCAACTTCTGGATTGTCGGAACGATTGCCAGTATATTCGCAGTCGATGCTTATGTGAAACTCCAGTATTTCTGTACGGTACCCCGCGGGATAACCATCGGCGGTGTCGTCGGCGCATCTCTCGGCGCGGTCTGGTATTTCTTGCTGAAATTCAACAACTTTGAAAGTTTACTGTTTTTCAACGACTTGACCAGTAATAATGTGGTGTGTAATCGCCCGAAGAACCAGACATTTAAATGCTCGGTGTATAAGAACGGGCAGGTGATACAGGACTTGTAATTCTTGTAACGAATCGTAACGATATACATTATAATGTCATCATAATGTATATTAGGATGCCGCATAATACCCGGAAAGCCCCCACTGCGAGCGCGACCTTATTCAAACGTGGCACAACCAAAACCGGCAATGATGGAAATAAGTGGACCATTGTCACTGACACACGCGGCGTCCAACGATGGCAACTGAAGAAGAAACCGACGACCACGATGAAACTACGGCGCCGAGGTAAATCCGCGCGAGTGGAATCCGACCCTCACAGTGTTTGGGGTAAGAATAAGCCTCTCGAACAGTTCTGGCGAAAGCTCGCGTCGGGCAAGAAGGTCGTCGTAATATACGCCCCGCACGCCTCCTCATCCCACACAATCGTCAATGTTCCCACGAGTAAAACCGCAATGAAGGCATTTTTCGACGAGTGCGATGCCGACGCGAGTATTGTCGCAGTTTTATCGTCGAATATGTCCCAGGATGCGTATGAAATTTTCCTATATCCGAAAGCCCGCGACAGCACGGTGGGCGACGTAATTCGTAATTATAAAAAGTATTTCAAATCGTCTGGGCCGATGCCCGCGGATATGATTGAGAAGGGGTTTCCAGAGCAAAAAAAAGTGCTGTATCCGGCGTGACCTCGCAGCACGCATTAGTTATAAAACTTCCCGTAATTCCGCACCATCCACGCGGAAAAATCCGAGAGCAGCAACTTCTTATGAAATCCGTTAGTAAACATTTTCAGGTTGCCGCCATTGGAACGCTCGCCGTATATCTGAAAAAAATACTGGACCACATCCGATGTCTTTGCGTGTTTATATTTTTCATTGGCCTGTTCGTAAGTAAAAGGCGGTTTTTGTTTACGCGCATTCACTACATTATGAAAATCCACTAGAAAATAATGGAGCTGTTCCTTTGTAGTGATTTGCGCAAGAACACGCGAGTTTTTCGCCATATACTCGGTCGCGTGTTGCGTACATTCAGGGCACGGTAAATTCGCGCAAATACGCTGGATATACTGAATAAGGTCGGCTTTTATTTCTGCGAAATCGCCTGGGACGGCCTTATATGCCAATGTATGGAATAAATACCAGACACAAGGACCCCATACGCTTTTTGAAACCATCGTCGTATTATCGTATTCGTTACTATAATTATATAATGCTATGAAATCATATAACTATAATAATATAAAAAAATTACAATGTTATATTCATAGTCCGTCCACGTCCGTCCGATGTTTACATACGAAGTAGAAGGCGGTATTGATTTTTTCAGTGAGTTGAAACAAATGCCCGCCGCCTCCGCCTCCGCCTCCGCCTCCGCCGCCTCGACCGCGCCACGATGCCTCATCACCGACGAACCACTAGGCCGAGACCATATTACATTACAATGCGGGCACCGATTCAATTACATTCCATTATTTAAGGATGTTTTGTTTCAAAAATGCTCACTATTGCCTAAAAATCTCTCGGCGAGTATCGTTACCATGTATACAAAGGACACGTCGGCGGTGACGTCTCATACGAACCTCCCCACATATCAATCACAGAATGTGATTTCTGTTACCTATAATAGCTCGTATAACCTAGAAACAACCAAGCTCCAATACAATGAAATGAAATGCCCATATTGTCGAACTATCACGCCGCATATTCTTCCTTATTATCCGTATCCAGAAGTATCTAAAGTGAAGTATGTGAATATTCCGCCAACTATGTCACTCCCGGCGGTATCGTGCGAATACGACAAGTATATATCCGGCACACAAACGGCATTCGCGACGAGTGAATCCGCCCCGTCGTGTAAGTCGGTATGCGTTTATAATGAAAAATATGACGTCATGTTATGTAATAAACATTTGAATAAATTGGAAACACAGGCGGCCGCGGCGACGACGACCAGAAAACCTAAATCCAAAATCAATACCATTGATGATGAGAACGTGATTGTTTCACATCATAATCCGGCGACATCCGTGTGCTCGTTTGTATTATTATCAGGCGCGCGTAAAGGCTGTCCGTGTGGAAAACCGATGTGGATGCCGAAATGCGATGGTTTGCCGGTTACAACAAATGGAGTATACTGTAAAGCACATTACGGGAAGGGGTGATGCTATTGTCGTAATTATTGTATTACTATATAATATGAAAAAACATAATGAGTAGTAAACGCGGTAATTCTCCTCCTCCTCCTCCTCCTCCTAGTCGTAGTCGTGCTCCTCCTCCTCCTAGTCGTAGTCCTCCTCCTACTCGTAGTCGCGCTCTTCCTCCTCCTAGTCGTAGTCCTCCTCCTAGTCGTAGTCGCGCTCCTCCTCCTCCGACTCCTACTCCTCCTAGTCGTGCTTCTCCGACTCCTCCTCCTCCTAGTCGTAAACGCGGCAATTCTTCTCAACCTAGCAGCAGTCGTAGTATTAGTCCTAATCGTAAACGCGCCAAACTTCCTTCTCCTGATTTTGAAATCATAACCCAATTACTAGATTCAGCATCAACAATTTATTTTATATCAGATGATAGTCTTTATTCTTTTATTTTACATGTAAAAATACGCACCCCCGTTTGTGTGAGTGGCGTTGAAGTTTCATCATTTTGTATGAAAATAACATTTGTGAATGAAGGAGGGTTACCTGTATATGAATATAATACAATGGACGGTGTTACCATCGAAAAAACGCCAATAAATGATGAAGGAATAGTTAAGCAAGTCACTATTCAAAGAAAATTATACGAGAGGTTTACATTAGCACCGTTTGTTCCTCGTGTATTTGCTGCTAGTATTTTTAGTAATAAAGATTCTATCACGTTGTTTAATAGTTTATTACATTCAACAAGAGCCGTGCTCGTAATCGATAAAAAATCACGCCATGTTGTTGAATCAATAGTAGACCATGTAACAGAAAATCCTACGTTGCGCGTCGATGTATTTTTGATGGAGTATATGGATAGCCAATACGCTACATTAGATACATGTTCGTTCAAACGAGACGGGGGATATGACACAGAAATTTGTAAGTCTGGATACCAACATATGGCAGCCAACCTGGCTTGCGCCGCAGGAGCACAGTATATTTTATATGACGCACATAATAGTAACGGATTATTTAATAGGAAAGCAGACAAAGTGGTACTACTTGATGTCGGCGACGCCTTTGATGTAAGTGACGATGGCGATATAAAGAAAATGAAAGACAAATTTAATGAGTTGGTTAGTAGTGATAAGGGATATTTAATACCGGAATTACGTAATTTTTTTGGTGTTAAAGATGAGTCTAAACTTGTAGATGAGTTTGTTGCCAATCTTACATGTACTGACTTTACAAAGCAAGGACCCGATATTCGTGATATTCATCACAGTTTAATGATGGTGGCATTTGTCGATTTTATGATGAATTACCCAACAATTCGTTGTCGTTATACTATGGAAAGTATATATGGCAAATCCGGTTTTGAAAATTTTAATAAATTTCTTACAACATTTACACCAATATTATCGGGTGATGCTTATAATACAGATTTAACTGTCGTAGCCCGTTTTATAACGGGTATAATTAACCCCCAAACACTGGAACCAAAACAACAATGTTCGATGCAGGGTGGTAAACGTAAAAAGAATAGTAAGCGTAAAAATAAGAGTAAACGTAATATTCGCAAAACAAAAAAAAAATATCGTAGAATAATGTAAATATGAGTTTTTGTTTGTATTTTTACATCTTCATAAAAACATTATTCACACGGGAATTACCTGGAAGTGATTGAAGCGGGCACAACGACGACGACGGCGGAGCCGCGTTTTTCAATTTCGCGCGACGAACCGAGATAGAAGACGCACCGACACCGGCACCCGCCGTATATGACGCATTTTTGTTGTTGTTGTGGACGTCGCCCATCAATGTTAACCGAACCCGTTTCAGCATTATATATTATATCGTGATATAATATTATATCGTGATATAATATTCTGTAGTAAAATCATACGACGACGAATGAATTTCATCAAGCGCTACCTTCCCGATACATTATCCCGACGAGATAAAACCCTACAGCGCAGTGAACTCGCCAAATCGCGCAAATTATACAAGCGCCGTAAATATTATACCCGCCGTAAAACCATCCGCACATTTACATCTAAACCGTCCAAACATACCGCGCGCGCCAGAAAGCTATACGGAGTAGACAATATAAGACCGTCGAGAGAATTGGCCAGGCGAACCGGGTGCTCGCTGCGCGGATTGAAGCAAATCGTCAGAAAAGGCGAAGGCGCCTACTATTCATCCGGATCGCGACCCAATCAAACGCCGCAATCGTGGGGAAATGCGCGCCTCGCAAGCGCCATCACTGGCGGGAATGCGTCGGCGGTAGATTTCCATATCCTCACTAAAGAATGCGACCATCACAAGCCCGCATATCGTTTAGCACAAAAACCCGCCATTCGAAAATGAAACAACACACACACCCCCATTCTCGGTCGTCGGAATCATGTATTTTTTATATCGGTTATAATTATACTTCCAATGAACGCATCGCAACAATATCCTCTTCCAGTTCCAGCTAGGACTTCAACAGCGGCCGTAGCCGTCGACGTCGATGTAAACGTAAACCTAGACGCGCCGACAGGCGAATTGGTGGCGACAAAGGCAAATATAACCAAAGACCAACTCAAGGATTATCTGCGCCAATGGGTGCGTGTTGAAAATGAAATCGGCACCCTAAATGCGGAAATCAAGAAGCGCAAACTGCTTCATCAGCAACTATCCGCGTCACTATTAAGCGTTATGCGCCAAAACGAGATAGACTGCTTTGACCTGGCCAATGGCCGTATTGTGTATTCAAAGACAAAGATCCGCGCGCCTCTCAACAATGGTCAGATCAAAACCGCGCTTACGACGTATTACAAGGATGACGCGGATAAAGCGACCAATCTTACCCAGTTTTTATTGGCTTCCCGTGTAGAAAAGACGCGCGAATCTATCAAAATGAAAATACCTAAAAACAAATAAATACGTATGTTATATCGGATACAGATGTTTTATATTGGTGGTTCTGGTAAGAAAAACGCAGTGCGAGAGATATTAGCAATAAAAAAGGAGCAGAAAGAACCGGAACCGGAACCGGAACCGGAACTGGACGACGCCGAGGACGAGGACGATGATGACGAAAACAAGGCGTCGAGGTCGAGGTCGCGGTCGAGGTCGCGGTCGAGGTCGCGAATAAGTCACGCGTCTGGCGATATTGTAGACGACGACGACAACGACGACGACGACAACGACGACAACGACGACGACGACGACAACGACGACAACGATGATACCGCATCACCCGACAACAATGACTACATAACTACAATGGGTAGTATTAATACGGTGGGACACCATCACCATTACACGTTTACTGAAGAAGAATTGGACTATGATATTGAAGAATTCGCCGACGCTGCTCTTCCCGAATTGAAAGAATATCAACTGGTAATTTACCGTATCAATACGCACAATACCACGCCATTTCTAGAATTCTTATTTTACTATGATAAATCGCACTGTCGTCTGCCCGATATCCGTCATAAACCGAAACACAATATACGCAAAGAATCCGACGGTATTATGGATAAGTTATTTACAAGCAAATATCGATTCAAGGGATATTTTTACGACGAACTAACCGATAAATGCTTCGTGTTTTATGAGAAATTTTTCAATGCGGCCTCCGACGCCACCGCCACGCAAATCTCGCTCCAAAAACCGCACAATTGGTTCTGGGTTTGTACCACCGAAATCATCCATCACCGAAAATATATGACAATACCGATAGACGCCGCCGCAATCGATTTTTTTATAGCATACCCAATGGTGGGTATATTACAGGCGACCTTACCACATATAGAGGGTAGTCGCAAGAGCAGCCGCAGCCGCAGTAGCAGCCGCAGTAGCAGCCGATTTCGGTCCGTCCATATCGAGGCGCCAACTATATTATACTATGGGTCCACATTTTGTTATGCGAAAAACGCGGCATTATACGGACTGAAACGCGAACCGATAATTGCTCGGTATGGTCCCTTTTATTATTTTACAACACTAGAACATTCTTATTATTGGGCGTGTTATCATAGCACCGCGCATGACGCTTCTGTGAAACGCGACACACACAATGGCGGTATTTCGCGGTATGCGGTATTTACAAAACGAATGAAGACCGCATTTATCGACGACGACTATGATGCTGAAATAGTGAAGAAATACACCGAGCGAAAGAATATGTTTGAAACCAAAATAAACGAATATCGGAAAAATCAAGAAGTGTATCGCCCGGGGGGGTACGATAGTATCTATAGCTACGACTATTCATGGACGACATCTTATGATACAATATATAACGGGTATTATAACGTGAATAAAATAATGCGCCCAGTCTGGTGTGTTAGCGACCATCAACATTTCGAATTGTTGTCGTATTATGAAGTAGATACAGACAAGATTCCCAAACACTATGACGATGAATACTCGGATTATACGATTATGTAAAATAGTCGCAGTATATAACATACATACATACATACGCCATACGCAAAATGGGACTCTTTGATAACAAGTTGTATAACTTCATTATGCTGTTATTTGTCAGTGGCATCATCGTCCAGATAATGAAATTCTTTGATATTGAATACGTATTTTATATTAGTTATTTGTTATGGTTCATCGCGATAGGTATTTTCGTCATTGTTCTTCCGAGAGGGCATAGTTCGGTTATTTAGAGAATAAAAATGTCGTATGTATATACATACAGAAGCACAGGCACAGGCACCCGCAGAAGCAAATGACGGATGTCATCACATACAATACGGAACTAGAACAGCTTCTGAAGGAGAACTCCGAAGAATGCGAGTCACTTTCAATTCTTCATCGTATGTCATATGAAAAATACAACAAACGGTCCAATTATATCAATATTCCTGTTATTATTTTGAGTAGTGCTATCGGTTTCATTACCGGTATTGATTTACAGTATGACAGAATGAATATTATTTTAGGTGTAGGAAGTGTGTTTGTAGGAATCATTAAATCAGTAGACACCTACTTTCAATTGGCAAAGCGCGCGGAATCGCACCGAATCTGCTCATTACAGTTCTCTCAAATATCGAAAAAACTCCAGATTGAACTAACACTACACCGACGTCAACGAGCCACCGCAGAGAATATGATGAATATTGTCAAAACCGACATAAAAAATATGCAGGATATCGCTCCTCTTATTGATGATGACATTATTGAAATATACAACGGGAAATATCGCAGATACAAGAGAGTGAAGAAGCCTAATTTTGTAAATGGACTCACTGAAGTAAAGATTAATCCCTATAATAATGAACGTGAATACGAGTTTGCGAGTAGACAGGGGAGCCGCGAAGCCAGTCCAACCAATGAATTACGCGATGATGCGCAGGAGCCGTCTCCGCCGCAGCAGCCGCCAC